GTTGTAGCCCCTTCTTTCAGTGAGAGAATGGCAAGCATTAAGTCTATGTTTAAGACTGCACATGAGAATGCAAGTAATCTTCATGCAGAAATGGAGTCAGAGATTGCAAAGAAGGAATCTCAAATTGCTGCATTGCAGGAAGACATCAAAACTATTGGTGTTACTAAGCAAGAGGCTGAAACATTTATGTCTGATATAGAAAAGCTTATTTGATATGATTGAGCAAATAAATCAGTTAAAGCAAGGTTCCATTATTAGTGAGAGTTCTCACTATATTGTGAACAGAGTATCAGGCTCTAATGCTTGGCTTACTCATTTTGAAAGTGGTGAAGATAGAGTTCTTAGAGGCTATAAGATTCAATTAGAGTACCACAGAGGAGTTAAACAAGATAATTCCTATTCCTTAGATAGGATAGATTCCTCTAAAGGGTATGTTAAAGGTAATATTTGGGTAATATCTTTGAGAGCTAACAGAATTAAGAATGATTCTACTCCTCAAGAACTTAGACTAATAGCTGATAAAGTTGAAGAGAGATTACTTCAATCGAATAATTCTTATAAGGAGGAGTAAGTTAATCACTTATTCCTCCTTAACTTTTTCCCATAATACCTTGTGTATTACAATTAAATTCCTTACCTTTGCACAAATAATATCTTAAATTATATGAGTTGTTTAATTATAACACCAGAAATTAGAGAATTAGCTAAGAAGTTTCCTAATGAAACAGAGCAATCAATACTTAACTTGGTTGGACTGTGGCAGGAAAAGAATAATAAGTCTATTGAGGATATTCCATTAGGTAGTGAACTCAATGATTTTATTAAGGAGTTGAGAAGACCAAAAGGAAAGGGGGTAGATACAAAATTTTCTACCTCTAATTACACTGGCCCTAATCCTTATAGGAGAAGGACAATTGAAAATGCTAATTGGTCAGATATAACTATAGCTTTAGCCCAAAACTTTAGAACTGCTGGAGAAAATTTGACTAAAAGCTCTGCTGGAAGTAAATATGTATCAGCTGACTTACTTCCTGAGTCTAATGATGCTTCAGCAATAGCTGAAAATCTTTATAATCAGATTAAAGCTAAGGGGAAAACAAGTAATCTGAAGATTAATATAGCTGGTAATGGAATCTATAGTATGGAGCAAAGTCAATCATACTATAATGATTTAGTAACTCAGATATTGGAGAAGCTCCAAGATAAAGGAATTACTATATCTGAAATTAGAAGTGGAGGTCAAACTGGTATAGATGAAGCTGGTATAATAGCTGCTCAGAGATTAGGAATACCTAATGAAGTTCACTCTACTGCTAATTTTATGTTTAGAGATAAGTCTGGGAAAGATATATCTGATGAACAAGCCTTCAAGGACAGATTCTTATCTTCTACTACTTCAAGACAAGAAGAAAGACTAAGTAATGCCTTTGATACTCCAAGGGTTACTTCTGTTGAAGAGCAGCAGAAGGTGGACTTACTCTTTGACCCAAGAACAAGAAGAGATAGAGTGACACTTATTGCAAGATTCTTCAGTAATGAAGTTGATAATGCCTTGCAGGAAATGACTGATTCTTTGAAGAGAAGAATTGATGATGCCAGTGGTGTGGAGAAGGAAGAATTACAGGCTGAGCTTAATAGCTTAGATAGATTCTCTGCTATAAAGAAGTACACTCCTGCTGGTATATTCAAGAGAGTAGCTAACATCTTCAATTCTTATGTACAAGATACAGAAGAGGGCAGAATACAGCAAGAACTTAATGCAATCAATTCTATGAGAGGTGCAGATAAGTTCTCTGATGAGCAGAAATTAGAAGCTGCCAAGAAGAAAGCTGCTTATAAGAATCAGGAGTATAAGAAGATAGTTGATGACCCTTATGTCTATAAGGCTCTTGCTGAGGAAGCAAGTACTTTGCTTGTAATGACTGAGGGTATTAGGATAGACCCTAACTACATTGCACCTGCTGATGCAAACCTCAATGATGATGACCCTGATGGTAACAGTGAGGTAGATAATGAAGCAGAGGATTGGAGACAAGAAGAGGCTTATAAGGATGGATGGATGACTAATTTCAGACAAGTAAGTTCACATGAGTCTCTGTCACAAGCTGTAAGAAAAGTAATCAGACAAGTACCTAAACTTGACTATAGAGGCAAGTATGAAAAGGATGATTTAGGTTTCACAAGATACCTTGATGCTGACTATGTTCATGCTACTTTCATTGACAAGTTAAGGAACATGATTAACTCTGATGATATGCTTCCTTTGATGCAGGATTTGCAAAGAATCAAGCCTTGGGTTAAGCAAGTAACCAAGTTACTTCAAGGTGATGAGACTTTGTTCTCTCAATTCTACCAAGACTTCAGAAAGGATTTTATGCCTTACTGGATTCAAAAGAAGAAGATGATGCCTGATGGTACTTTCAAGATGGAAACTGTTGCCATCAATAAGCCTGAAGGTGTGTATTACCTCCTTGATGCTTGGAGAGATAACTATGAGAATGGAGTACAGCTTGATGATGATAGTGTATATGAGAAGAATGGGGAAATAAACAAGGATAATGCAGCTAAAGGTTTACAATGGACTGAGACATTGAACAATATGTTCCAGAACCTTGATACAGAATCCAGACTTCAACTCTTGGAGAGAGAAGATGTATGGAATACCATAATGAAGTTGCTTCATATGTTAGGTATTGATGCCAATCCTTCTGTACTAAAGACTGCATTAACTGATATAAAGACAGCTCCAGGTATCACATTTACTGACCCGATCATGCTTCTTTTACCACAATTGAATGTTATATTTAGTGGTATTAAGAAAGGTGAAGTCAAATCTGAGACAAGGGAGGATGGTACTGAGAAGAGAGGAGACCTTATCAATACTTTTGGCTCTGCTTACAATATGATTGCAAGTATGATGGCAGAAGTAACTGAGGATGCTATTGAAAGTAGTGTCAGAGAAAATGATAAGTCTTACTATTCTCATGTTACTCCTAACTACTTAGGTAAACTTATTAAAAATCTCAAGAATGTTATGAATGACAAGGAGAGATTTGAGCAGTTTATGCAGACTGAGTTCAAGGATTATGAGTGGTTCTTTAAGGATGGCCATTGGAGAAATGACTGGCTAAGACAGCTTGCAGAGTCTGATGAATTGAGAAGAGGTCTTAACCATAAAGTAGTATTGAACTCTGATAAGGCAGACTATACTAATTGGGATGATTTGGATTATACTTTGGCTCTTCTTACAGAATATTGGGGAGACCCTGATTCTGCAAAGTCAAGTATAAAGTATGCTTGGTATCATGTTCCCATTCTTTCAGATAGCCCCTCTGCTGAGTTTATCAGATTCAGAAAGTACACAACAGGTGATATACTTGATGAAAATGGTAAGAAGAGAACCTATGATGATGTCATTCCTGACAAGTTAGTAGACTTGGTTAATCAAGAGTATGACAGAATCATGCTGGTTAGGGAAAGAGATGAGGCTTACCAGAGTGGAGATAAGAGTGTAGAACCTATTGCCAACTATGATATTGTCAGAAAGAAAGATGGAAGTATAAAGAGTATGGGAGGTGCAGAATTTAAGTTCCTTCCTGCACTTAACAGCCTAAGATATGACAATGGAGAGACATTCATTGATAGGTTAAGCAGACTTAAATCCAAAGGTACTGGTGCTGAACTTAGGAACTTTCTAAGAACTGCTCTTAATGACATGATGGAAGATGGTTTTGAACAGACCTATAGAGATTGGATGAGGGTAGGACTTTTGGATGAGCTTCCTAATGGTAAGTACAAGTATCTTCCTTTTGAAGGTCAGTCCAAGCAGAATGCAATAACTGCAAAGGCACTTATCAAGGCTAAAGATGCCTTAGGTTCATTGTGGAATACCAATATGGAACTGATGCTTAGAGCCTATAACAATAATAGTGCTTTTGATAGTAGGGAAGCCAATAACCTGATGGAGCAGATTAAGAATTTGCTGACAGATAAGGCAACAAGAGGTGAGATGGAATTGAAAGATGCTCAGTCAATCTCAAGAAGCCTGTTTGTTAAGAACAATGCTAAGGATGCACTTAGGGAATACTATTGGAACAGTAAGTCAGCTACTTCACAAATTATCCAACTTACTACCACTGACCTTGCCTTCTATAAGAACCTTGAGGACTTTCAGAAGAGATATAAGGAGGTTCATGCTCCTGCCCTTAGACTGAATACTAAGGCTACTTATAAAGGTGAGAGAATTGGTAGGGATTGGGAAAGAACCGTCTACTTGAAGGATGATGAGACAGTATCTTCTGTACTTGAAGACATCAAGACTGTACTTGATGAAAGGGTTAGAAGAAATGAAATGACCAGGATAGACAGAGATAATATCATCAGTAAGTTTAGAAATGTGAATGTAGCAGATGCTCAGGCATATAGAAGTTTGAGTTCCTATAGGGCAATACTTGGTATGTCAGGTCAGTGGACAGATGATATGGAGCAAGCATATAACAACTTCAAGAATGGAGATTGGAATATTAAAGACTTCAATATCATTTGGCAGACTAAGAAGCCTTATGTTTATACACAAGTCAATAATAACAGTGGCATTGAAGGTCATACTGGAATTAAGACTCCTGTACAACATAAGAACTCAGAGTTCCTATTACTTGCTATGCACGAGCTAATTGCTGGTCCTTTAGGAAGGTCAGGTAAGCTGAAAGCCATAAATAAGTTTATGGAGGATAATCAGATTGATGTAGTTCAGTTTGAATCTACTACTAAGGTTGGAAAACAAGGTGTAATAGATTTGAATGATGTTAATACAGAGGCTGATGTAATTCAAAGACTTAAAGATACCACAGGTATTGGATTTGGTAATGAGAATCCCAATGTGGTACATAAGGTGTCTTATGAAGATTATGGTATTCAGACTGCAACTCCTGAACATGCTATTGATGCTGTTCAGTTGGTAGGTACTCAGATTAGAAAGCTAATTACTGCTGACATCTCTGATGACACAATCATTGAGGTTAATGGTAAGAAGATGACTAAGAAAGAGTGGCTTGACCTGTATAATGCCATCAATACTGAGAATATTCTTCAAGCATTTGCTGATGTAGATAAGATATTCAAAGACCCAAAGAAAGTAGAAGAAATCTTACTTGAAGAGATAAGAGGTAATCAAAGATATGGTATGGATATGATGAGGGCTTGTACTCTTGATGAGAACAATAACTTCAATATCCCTCTCTTTGACCCTGTACAATCTCAAAGGGTACAGACACTTCTTAATAGTGTAATCAAGAGTAGAATTACTAAACAGAAGATTAGAGGCGGAGCTTTAATTCAGGTATCTGATTATGGCTTAACTGATGAACTTCATGTAGTATTTGAAGGTGAGGGTGCTAACAAGAGGATTAAGTATCTTGAGTGCTATATGCCTGCATATAGTAGAGAGTTCTATGAGCCTCTTATGGACCCAAATACTCACCAGCTTGATGTAACTGAACTTCCTGATGACCTAAGAAAGTTGATTGGCTATAGAGTTCCAACTGAGGATAAATATTCAATGGCTCCTCTGTATATTAAGGGATTCCTTCCTCAACAGAATGGTTCTGCAATCATGCTTCCTGCTGAGATTACTACTCTATCAGGTTCTGACTTTGATGTGGATAAGATGTATATCATGTTACCTGAGTTCAGAGTTAAGAAGTATGATATGAGACAGGCAAGAGAAGACTATGCAAGAATGAATAGCTTATTCAATCAAGTATTGTCACAATTCACTCATAGCCAGTTGGCAGAAGATATTCTCAATGCAGATACTGATGACTTTAAGGAATGGTTCAAGGAGAATAAGGAGAAGTACAGACTTGCCAAGTCTATTATAAGTAAGGTAAAGTATGACTTCAATAAGTCTCCACAGGAGAACAGTCTTGAGGCAAGAAATAACTTGCTGATAGATATGATGTATGGAGTCTTGACTAATGCAGATACAGCTTCAAAGATTCTTAACCCAGGTGGTTTTGACTATCAGAAGAAGTCTGCAAGAATAATGACTATTCTCAATGATTCTTATGAGAGTGACTTGGCTCAAGCATTAAAGGATATGGGTATAGAACTTAATAAGACTGTACAGAAAGGTGGAAAATCTTATCCTAAGTCTATTGCTTCATACCTATTTGACTTAGACCTTGATACTCTTGATAAGTTGGCAGAGAAAACAAAGGTCAAAATGGACCCATTATCACCAAGAACTCAAGTAATGTTGCATCAACAGAACATGACTGGTGCTAAGTTGATTGGTATTTATGCCAACCATAATGCAAACCATGCTTTGATGCAACATACTCAGTTGGCTTTGGATGAAGAAAACGGCTCATTTGTATTGAATGGAAAGAGACTTACATCTCTACATGATATTATGAATGGTGACAAGGAATTTATCTCAAAGAATAATGCTGGATTCTTGGCTGCTTCTGTGGACAATGTTAAAGACCCTGTGCTTGCAGCACTTAATCAGAATACTTTCACTGCTGATGCTTCTATGCTTCTTTCAAGGTTAGGTTATAATCCTATTGAGATAGGTCTGTTGATGATGCAGCCTATAGTTCAAGAGATTACTCAGACCTATTTTAGAGAGAGTAGAGAAGGTAAAGGTAAAGATACCGTCATTGATGAAGTATTGGATAAGTATAAGGAGAAGGCTGCTCTTAATAATGACTTGACTTATGATAACTACAAGAATAATAGCTTCTACATTGAAGAGCTTGCAGATAATATAATGCTTGCTAAGGAAGCTGTTACTGACAGGTCTCAGACTTCTGATTTCAGAAAGATTGAGTTCTATCAGAAACAAGTTGCAGTTGGATATTTGTTCAAGAGAATTATGAACTCTGCTGATGCTTTGGGACAGTTAGTACAGGCTACAAGGTCTGATACCCAAGGAGGTGCTGCTGGTCCTACTATTGCAGATACAGAGTTGAAGATGCAGAAAGTGAAAGGCCTGTTAGACCAAATAGAGAATAATGACAAGTTCCCATTGAAGAATGCCAATGTAATATTTGACGGTCTATTATCAGATAGTCCTGACACTGACACTCTAAGAGAAAGATTATTGTCAGCTCCTCTTCCTTTCTTACAGGCTTTCTATACTCTTGGCTTGCAGAAGACAGAAGAAATGTTAGGGTCTTATTTCCCTCAATATACTGAATCATTCAGAACTGTAATTGATGACCTTAGAGACATGACTAAGACTGGTAAGTTGAATGTAAAGACTATGAACAGTATTTATAATGACCTGCTTGCCTATATCATGTCAAAGAATGGATTCTTCGGTTCTGAATTGATTGTAAACCCTGACTCAGAAGTAGGTGATATTATTGTAACTTCCTCTGATAAGAGAAAGGATTTCATCAATAACTTCCCTGAATACTTCAAGAGAGTGGTTACAGATAATGAGGATATAGCTGACCTTGAATTTATTAAGAGGCTCAAGGTAATTAGGGCAAATGACAGTAATCCTGTAGACACAGTAGTGTTTAAGAATGTAGGTCAGTTAAGTCCTACTTTGAGAGAAAGATATATGAGGGATTGGGCATCTCTATTATATATGAATAACCCAGAAGCTCAGAAACTTGCTCTTAATCTATTCAGATATAGCTATTATAGAAATGGCTTTGCATTTGGACCTTCAACCTTCATCCATTTGGCACCTGTGGCAGTGAGAAATGCTATCCCAGAGTACATAAGTACATTGAGAACTCTCCTGTCATCAAGTGATGATTATAGTCAATTTGTAGACCAATATGTCTATAACCACTTGGATAACAGAAAGTTGGTTCCTGAAATCCCTGATACAGCCTCTGTCCAGTTCATAGGAGAGGATAATGAAGTTAAGGATGAAGTTGCATTTGTGATTGATGATAATGCTACCTTTGGAGATAAGAAAGTTATCAAGAAAAGGATAGATACTCCTGATGGTCCTGCTTATGACTTCTTCAGGTATATAGGTAAGAGAATTAGAGGAAACTATGTCTATTACAAACTGACTTCATTAGGTACTGAACAAACTAATGTTGCAACCTATGAAAGGATTGAACCATTAGGTTTCAGAAACAGCTTTATTGAATATGAATATGGTAAGGATGTGGAAGAGATGGAAACTGTAATTGATAAGAACAGGAAAGATTATGACCCTTATGCAGATACATTGTCAAGATTTGACCTTGGGGATGCTGAGGTTGATTATGATTCTATGCCTGACTATCAGGATATGCCTCAAGAGTATTGGGATTCTATTCCAGAGGCAGATACTGATGCTTTCCAACAGGTATATGGTACTCCTCTTGATACTTCTGCTCCAAAGGCTGATGATGTAACAGCTATTCAGCCTAATACAGAGTATAAGGATGAGAATGGTGATAGTATTTGTGGTGCTCCAATATTATATAGTTTATAAGATATGGCAAGAAGTTGTGCAATTATTCCAAAGGTGAAGAATAGAAATGGTCAAGTAGTGGACAGCAAGTTATTTAAGGACTTGCTGTCCTTCACTTCAAACAATAGAAGTGAGGCTACAAGACTGTATCTTATTACAAAAGCTGACTCTTTTGTAAGGGATTGGAATCCAAGGCTAACATTAGATGAAAACAGTGAACCTACATTGAGAAGTTTGCTAAAGCAGACTAATCTCAGTAAGGTTATTCCAGAAACTAAGGTACTTGAGAGACTTAATAGGGAGATTGGGTACTATAAGAAAGGAATGGACAGACCAGCCCTATGGGTAAACAATGATGAGAATTATCAAAAGTTGAAACAAAGGGCTATAGCCTTTAATCAGAACTCAGAGTATAGGGATGATTATGCGGCTAATATAGTTAAGATTCAAGACAGTGAATCTCCAAGAGTATTCATTGGAGTAAAGGTTGAGAAAAGAAACAGGCTTAACTCTATTAATGCAGATAAGATGGAATACAATGAAAACCTTAATAATAGGTTGAGAGGTATTCTTGAATCTCATGGAATAGGGATAGGTGCTTTGACTGACCTTGAAAAGAGAATGGGTATTCATGGTGTAACTGACTTTGATGTTGCAAGAAATGCAGCAAATGGTCTTGTTGAAATGATTAGGCTTGCTAATGGTATTCAAGGTGAAAGAGCACTTCCTGAGGAATTTGCACACTTTGCCATTGAAGCTATGGGAGATAATCCACTTATCACAAGACTTATCAACAATATATCTTCCAATGGACTGGCAAGAGAAATTATAGGTGAGGACTATGATACCTATGATACTCTATATCATAGTGATGAGATTAAGTTGGCAAAAGAAGCTGCGGGTAAACTACTTGCAAAGCACCTTCTTCAAGGTGAGAATATTCCATCTGCTCCTTATAAGAATCTGCTGCAAAGAGTAATTCAGGCAGTTAAGGGTTTCTTTAAGAATATTAGTGCAAGTCCTATACAAAGAGCCATGAAGGAGGCTGACAAGAACTTTGGTTCTTTAGCACAGCAAATACTTAATGGCAGCATGGATGAGGTTATTGATGTTAGCAATATAGCTTCAAGTGGGGTATTTTACAGTACCTCAGAGAGAGTGGCAAGAGATAAGAAGTTACTTCAAGGAATCATTGAGAATGAGCTGAAGAGATTGAAGATTTATGAAAAGAGAAATCCTAATAGCCAATTCAGTGCTAACCAAAGATTACTCATTGATAGATTGGATATTGAGTTAGCTGATAACAATGAGATTGAGGGTATTTATACTTTTGTAGAGAATGCTCTTGAGGAACTGTCTAAGGTAAGTGACAGACTTACTATGCTACAGAATACTCCTGCTACTAATGTTAATGAGAGAGCCAGAGTACTAACAGATGTCAGAAACTACTTGTATAGTTACAAGCATATTACTGATGATATTAGGAAGGCTCTTATTGATGAAGAGAAGTATGCAGACAATAGATATGGTCAGAGAGTAAGGGTAGTATTGGACAATACAACTACATTACTTGGAGACTTGTTTGTAAGGTACAATGAAGTATCAATGCCTCTCTTTGTTGATTTCATTAAACCTTTTGTAGGGGAAAGTATAACTGTTCCTTTTGGCAAGTTCAAGGGCAAGACTATGAGTGCTGAAGACTTAGTTAAGATAGCTGACAAGGACATATCTTTCTTTGACAGATGGCTTGATTCTATGGCAGACTCTTCAGATTATATGCTGAAAGTTATGGACCAAGCTGTCAAGAAGAGTAAAGAAAATGCAAGGTTGGAAACCATCAATGTTATGAAGGAGCTTCAAGCTGTTACAATTAAGTTAGAACAAGCTGGAGTTAAGAACACTGATTGGATGTTTGAAAGAGACAGCAAAGGTAATCTTACAGGTAATTATATCTCTGAGATTAACCAAGGTCTATTCAAGGAGAAAGTCAGAGAAATGTTCAAGTCTCTTAATGAGAAGTATGGTAAGAATCCTGTAGGAGATAATGCAGAGAAGTACAGAAAGGAGAGACAAGCTTGGTTTGATGCTAATATGGAGGTAGTCAATGGAAAGAAGCAACCTAAAGTATCAATCTATGGCAATAAGGCTTATCAGAATTTGAATCCTGCCCAGAAAGAATACTACAACAAGGTTATGGAGATAAAAGCCAAGCTGGATTCATACCTTCCTGACAAGTACACTACCTTAACTAATGCAGTTAAAATCAGAAAGGACCTACTTGAAAGAGTAAAGGCATCTGATGGTGTAAAGTCAGGTAGTATACAAGTATGGGAAGCTGTTAAAGACCAATTCATTAGAAGGACAGATGACACTGAGTTTGGAGATAGGGCTATAGTAAAGGACTTTGAAGGTAAAGAGGTGCAAGTACTTCCTATCTACTATACCAAGATGAAAGAAGGTGAAAGCCCTAATGACCTATCTACTGATATAGCATCTACTCTCACAGCTTATGCAGCTATGGCTAATGACTTCAATGAAATGAATAAGGTAATTGATGTTCTTGAGCTTGGCAGAGATATGCTAAAGGAGAGGGAGATTATACAGACAAGAGGTGGTAAACCACTGGTTGAGAAGTTCAAGTCTGTAGGTAGGAAAGTAGAATCTACTCTCACTAAGTCTGGTGATGAAACAAGATTTATGCAAAGACTGAATGACTTCTTTGAGATGCAGGTCTATGGTAGATACATGGCTGATGAAGGCACATTTGGTAATACTAAGATTGATAAAGGAAAGGTGGCTAACTTTGTTAATAGGATGACTTCTCTTAATACATTAGCTGTCAATGTACTATCAGGTATTTCCAATGTGGTTACTGGTGGAGTTATGATGAGGATTGAATCTTTCTCTGGGGAGTTCTTTAATGAATCTAATACTCTAAGGGCTGATAGAAACTATGGTCAGGCATTACCTGAATTTCTTGCAGAGATTGGTAATAGAGTCAAGACAAGTAAACTTGCTTTGTGGGATGAATTATTCAATGTAATGCAGGAATATGAGACTGATGTTAAGGAAGTAAACTTTGACAGAAAGACTTGGTTCAGTAGAATGTTCGGTACTTCTGCTTTATTCCTTATGAATAATGCTGGTGAGCATTGGATGCAGAATAGAACCTCATTAGCACTTGCAGATGCTTATAAAATGAAAGCTCCTGATGGTAAGACGGTATCTCTATGGGATGCTATGGAAGTGGTTCCTATTGATAAGAATAACAAGAAATCAGGTGCTAAGTTACAGTTAAAGCAAGGTTATACTAAGGAGGACGGGTCTGCATTTACAAGAGATGATATTATAGCATTCAGTAGAAAGTCTGCTGCTATAAATCAGAGAATGCACGGTATTTACAATAAGGCTGACAGAAGTGCAGTACAAAGGTTAGCTGTAGGTAGAATGGGTGTTATGTTTAGAAAGTGGATTAAGCCGTCTTTGAATAGAAGATTTAAGTCTGCCACATATAACTATGACTTGCAAGCATGGACAGAAGGTTACTATAATACCACAGGCAGGTTCTTGATGCAGCTTGCTAAGGAATTGAAAGAAGGTCAGTTTGCATTAGCTGCAAATTGGAACCAACTTTCCAAGACTGAGAAAGCAAACATCAAAAGAGCTGCAACTGAAGTAGGACACTTCTTAGCAGTAGCACTTGTACTTGGTCTTATGGATTGGTCAGATGACAAGGATAGACCTTGGTTGACTAAGATGGCAGAATATCAGGCAAGAAGATTATACACTGAATTAGGTTCATTGATTCCCAGACCTCAGATGGTTGGAGAAGGATTGAAGATTATAAAGTCTCCTGCTGCTGGCATTAATACTCTTGAAAATACTCTTGATTTAATTGGATTTATGAATCCGTTTAATTATGAGGTATTTGCTGGTGAAGATGATTTGATACAATCAGGCAGATATAAAGGAGAGTCTAAGGCAACAAGACTATTCTTTGAGTCTCCACTTATTCCAATGAACAAGACTATTTATAGAGATTTACATCCTGAGGAAGGTATTCCATTCTTTAAGCAATAATAACAGGTAGGGAGAGTGAGTAGATTAAATTCTACTCTTCTCCCTATTTTTTTTTATATAAAATGAAAGGGTCAAAAATACCCCTATACTAATTACAGCATAGGGCTATTCCTGACCCCTTTATAAAAAATTTCAGCCTACTGATTAAAAGGCTATACACTTGATAGCTTGGTCTCTCTCCTCTTGAGAAATTGAATCAAACTTCTCTGCTGTCCAACCTTTCTTCAATAAATTCTCTTGCATAGAATTACTTAAAGTATTGAATGATGCAGTAGTTGAAGTAGCACCTCTCAATTCACTGACAGTAGGAACTTTGAATGTACTATCTGCATACTTACCTTCATTAATTCTTCTATAGTAATCTATCAGGGAAGGTCTAAAGTTATTCCAGTTAGTAACCTTAGCAAAGAGTTCTTTGAAGAAATCAAGTATTCTCTTACCTAAGCCCCTATTCTGTCTTGTCATTACATACTCTCTGAATCCTTCTGCCATATCTTCCTCAAGAGAGAGATTATCTTTCTCACCATATAACTTTCTTGCTTCATCATATAATGCCTGTCTCTCATTATTGTCAAGAAGGAGATTAAATACAGCATGGAATGCTTCATGGTATGTAGTACCCTCAGCAGCTATGTCAGATAATGTGATTACACCTTTGTCAAACTGACCCCAAGCTAAAGCACCTTGTCTACCTACTTTAATAAGACCTTTTACTATTTGTACTTTATCATTCTCACTCAATTGAGGTAGTACTCTACTTAACCAATTAAGTTCCTTTTCCTGATTCCATACTGTAGCTTCTGTGTCATCTACTCTTCTTAAAGTAAATTCATCCTCAAACTCTTCATCATGGTCATTTATTGCCTGTTCCTTTTGAGCAGTGTGGGCAGCTCCTGTTTGGGTATTACCTTGATTAATAGTTGCAGGAGTCTCCACAGTAGTTATAGGAGTAGTAGGTACTGTATCAGGGTCAAATAGTATAGTCTTCTCAGATGCAAGCTCTTTGACCTTTTGAGGCTTAGCTTCAAGCCCTTTCCTAATAGCATCCTCAACTTGTGATTGGGTCATACCCCCCTGCACAGGATTATTCTTCAAGAATAGGAATGTCTTACCATTAGGGAATACTGCATAGAAGCTATTTGAAGCTACATGAGCAGCTTCCTTACCAAATCCCTTTGTAATATTAGGAACCTTAGTTACATGAACTTCAACCCCATCAATTACAGTCAGTGGTGTAACATATCCCTTATGTAATTTGCCATCCAACTCAAAGTAACCTACTCCCTCATCAGCATTATTCATACTGTGTTCAGGTGTTAAATCCTCAATAGGATTTTGGGTCTCTAATGAGGTTTCAAAAATAGGCAATACTGTCTGAGCCTGTGCTGGAGTAGCAGGAGTTTCTGTAGATTTATCTACCTTAACTGCACTTGCTAAAGGTACATTAACAGCAGGATTGTATGCAACAGGAATACCTTTTTCACTTTGTACTGCTGATACATTCTCCTTATCATAACTCAATACAAACGGCATTACAGCCAACTTAGTAACTGGTACACCATACTGAGATTCAAATAAGTTCTTGTAAGCAGAAAGTTGTAAAGTATAGTAATCCTTTGCACTCATCCTCTGAGTAGCAGATGGAGTAGTAAAGTAATTAACCTTATGACCATATCTGTCTGTAAAGTCATAGAAGCTGTATCTGCTTGTCTTTACATCATATATCCTAAAGTTACCATTCTTGTCTACTGAGAGAATATCAACTTCACCTGCAACTCTTGTACCATCAGGATATTTTTGGAATAATACAATATTGTCAGCAAGGAATCTTTCTCCCATTTGCTCCATGTTTGACTTAATCCTATTAAGGGAAGTAATCAAATCTATAAAAGCATTTTCCGACATATTGGATGGTTTCACTATCTTAGATACATCCCTTACAGTAAAGTACTGTCTGATGATACTATCTACTGCTGAACCAGCATCAAGTGCCCTTTGTGAATTAGTACCAGACATCTTATCTCTTACTATATTCACAATAGTATCTCTACTCTTAGCATCAGTCTTTCCTTGATAACCATCAAGATTAATCTTATACTTGTTTTCAAGGAACTTCAAGTAATTGTCAAATTGAGCAGGAGTATCAACTAACTGTGATAGCTTGGTTCTTACTTGTGTTAAAGCCTCTGTTTGCTTAGGAGATTCTACCCAATTAGAACCTAATCTACTATGTACTCTACTATATTGGTGATATTCACCATCATCTTCAAGTACATAATAAAACTCTCCATCAGTTCTTGTCTTGTCTATTCTCTTTTGGTTCTCATATATTTCACTGATAACCTCCTTAGACTTGGAAACCCTGTCCTCTCTTTCTTTCTTCCTGCCTGCAATAGTATCCTTTACATCCTGTGCTTCCTGACCACTAAGATATGTCTGCTTACTCCTGTCAAGTACCTTACCATCAGGAGTAAGAACCTTGTTATCTGCCATCATTGAAGAGTTAGTAGAATCCCCGAAGTTATCTTGTGCCCAAGCTAAGTCAAACAATATTCTATTACTGTCAGTAACTTCTACAGTCCTGCCTTGGTCATCTCTGATAGTGTTTGTCTTTAAGTCTACATAGTATGGCTTATTTGAGAATACAGATACTATTCTTGTGCCTGCAATAGCACCCTCAGTACCTCCTACAGGAGTTTCTACTTTCCTCTTAGGTTGAGGAGCTACGGAAGCTGGACTTATAGCTTGATGAAGATTACCTTCATTATCAAAGTAATCAGTTGTAAACCAATTACTTCTTACTGAAGCCTCAGTAATATTTGAAGTAAGGATATTAGAGTTTATCAATCTATTATTGTATGCACCTTCATTTATTCTCCTTGTGCTGACCTGTAAAGGAAGATTGAACTTGATAAGGTGTCCAAGTATCTCATTGTATATATCCTCAGGATTCTTAGGAGTACCTAATGCACTTGTATCTCCCAAATCCTCAAGAGCAGTTACATCAAAGTTTATACCTCCAATCTCTGCACTCTTACTACTTGTAGAGAAATATACATCATACTTATCCTCCTTGATTTGTTCCTTTCCATTAATGATTACCTTCTCATAAGTACCATCTGGCTTTCTTACCTTCTTACTGATAACAATACCATCACCTGCCCTACTACTAAACCAAGTAACCATAATATCTTGCATATACAGGTCTTGTGCTAAGTCTTGCATAGCAGCAGATACATCATCCTGTGATGCAGCAGTTAATAGCTTAGTAATGGCATTCTTTATATCCTCTCCAACAGGGGTAGAACTTACTGAACTGTCATTCAGATTAAACTCTTCATTATTGAAGTGCTTAACCCTCACAGCAGCAGGAGAGTACTTACCAGCTCCATTAGGTATAAGCAGATATAATCTACCTTCCTTTTGGCTCATATCCACTGGCTTGATAATAAGACTGTCATCAATCTTACTATTAGTGGTAAGAACACCATTCTTTATAATACCAAAGACAGGCTTTCTGTCTGTTGAGGATACATTAGGTATTTCGGATAAACTCCTTTCAGTATTACCATAAGGAACTCTACCTACCATTACCTTAGATACCTTTGTAACAGGTGTGGCAATGAACTTGCCAGTCTTATTCTGCCTATTAGCATACTCACCTCTTATCTTCTCTTCAAGACCCTTCAAACCCTCATACCTTGAAACACTGTAATCAGATTCATCCAAACTACCTACTACTTGGTTGTTTCTCTTGTCTACAATGAAAATTGTATTCTCATTATAGTCTGGGTCAATCATAAAGACAAGTTCATCACCTGCTTTTAGATTACCCTCATTTACATATCTGAATGCTCCTTGGTCTCTTAGATAACCATAAATGCCAGAGAAGTCTACATTCTTTTCTCTCTCACTTACTACAATATCAAATGGTCTAAAGTCTCCTTCCTTACTTGCCTCTATGTGTAGTTCAGGTATAGCAGGTCTATAGAATTGATTAAGAGTATCTCTACTTGGTCTTTGTGGAGTTTCTACCCTTTCATTGGCTTTCTTATTCTCCTCATTAACCATTTCAGCAGTTATATTACCTACAGGTAATTCTGTTGTAGGTAAATCCTCACTACTTGTTACAGTAGGAGTAGTAGATGTACCACTGTCTCCTGTAGTATCTCTTCTATCATCACCTCTCACAGTTCCCTCTCTTTTCTCTACAGGCTTCTTATATTCAGGTGAGAATCTATCCTTAAATCTATTGTCATTATTTACCTGAGACATTGCATTTTGCAAAGCATATTGAGCCTCTTGGAATCTTGTTGCAGACAACTCAACATCACCCTCAGAATCTTCATCAAAGGCATTCTCATTATTGATATAAATTGAATTAGGATTAGCCAACTGTTCAAGGTTTTCAGAGTTACTGAACTGGTCTTGAAGGAGCTTCATAGCATCTTGCTTAACCTGTGGTTCTGCATCTGACTCATTAAGAACTCTTCTTACCTCATTATTGTATTGTGAAGTTTCTCTGTAGTTCTTAGCCGTCTCACTACCTTCATCCTCAAGTTCTTTTAGAACTCTATCCCTATTCTCTATATCATCTTGGGTATCTATGATACCCCTGAACTCTTGTAAATTCTGTGCAGCATTCAAAGATACCTTTAGGTTATCAGATTTCCTCTTGGTCTCTTGTTGTGCAGCTTGCTCATCAGCTCTTGCATGGTCTTCTACTTGCTTTTGAGGATTCTCAAGATACTCTTTCAGCTTTGCATTATATGTCTTTGAGGCATTACCTAACTTAACAATATCATTCAGCTTAGTTGTAATATCTTCTTTCTCATCTGCACTAAGTACAGTCTCATCTACCTCATTAATTTCCTTGACAAGACCATCTACAAACTTAGGATTAGTGGCTAATGTATGGGCTAATGTCTTATCATCCTGACTTCTTACAAGATTAAGAGTATTTATTGCACCTTGAATAGCTCTTACATTCTCATCTGCTTGTCTGTATCTGTCAGTTAAATCAGCATGAGTCTGACCTTCAAAATCTCTTATCTGCTCATTGAACCTAAGGAATGAATCTAAGTTGCCTAATACACTGTCTATTGCAGATTTTACTTCTCCAGACATGGCTGTTGCTCTCTCAGACCAGTTACCTATCTGAGACTTCATCCAAGTCAATTCTTCAAGCTGGTCATCTGATAATTGCTGACCTGTCTTAATATCAAGCTCATCTTTTATCTTCAGATAATTGTTGATAGTGCTGGTCATTTCATCATGGTTCTGCTGCAACTTCTCTATCATTTCCTGCTTGCCTTCTGGGGTAGCATACATAGGATTACCATTCTTATCAACAAACGGACCTACCTTAGAGCCGTCTTCAAGAGTAGTTGTAGTGTTTTCCACAATAGAGGCAAGATTTTCATCTGATGTATCAAATGCTGTGTTAATTAAGGTAGTGAGGTCTTCCATTCTACCTGCATTATCAAACATGGCAATATCAGATACTAATTGAGCATGTTCTGCATTCTTGAAGTTGAACTCATCACCTTCCTCAGCAGCTCTATTCATATCATTCTGATACTTATTATGCCTGATAAGACCTTGATAGTAGTTCTTAAATTCAGGAGAGTTTATCCTGCTATTCATGTAGTTAGCAATCTCATTCTCTCTTGCTATCTTCTCATTATAGTCTCTCCATTCATTTACGGCACCACCCTCAATAGTGATTGGAGACTGAATACCACCTTGTGCATTTCTTACACTTCTGAATCTTGGTATACCTAATGCACCTGTCAAAGAACCAATAAAGAACTCTTCCCACACAGAGCCGTCATTTACTGCCTCATTAATTCCCTCAGCAAATGATTTAGTCCAACTCAAAGTCTCTTGTGCAGCCTCTGGGTCAGTCTTTGACTTATAGAAGTTATTTACATCAGTAGAGTAATAATTACCTGCTATTCTACTTGCAGCACCCTGTGCCATTTCCTCAGTACCTTCAGATAATGCACCCTTTGTTATTGCAGTAGCAGCACCTAATCTTGTAGTACCAGCAGTATATTCTCCTGCCTTACCTACTATATTAGTAGCCTTTCTTGCAGTCTTGAATCCATTAGCATATAACTTGCCAAATTGGATTATATTAGATGCAGTAAGGACAGGTATATTCATAAGCAAGTCTGCATTACCCATCTTTAGTCTATCCTCATTCAGTTTACCAAGTGCTGCATTGTAAGCTTCTCTTTCCCTTGCAATAGCATCTTGATATTTTACATAAGCCAGGTCTGCAAACTGATTGCCTTCTACACCACTTCTTACAAGCTCCTTTCCTGCATTAGCTTCATATTCAGCCTGTATTGCATCTAACCTTTCCCTTAGACTGTCATCAAGCTGTGCTTTATGAAGCTCAAACCAATCCTTACTATTATTGAGTGCTTCAATTCTACCCTCATTTACTGCTGAAATAGTAGCACCTACAGCAGTATTAACTATTGCTGGAGCCTTTGAAGACTTGGCAATAGCACCAATAAGCTGAGGTAACTTAGTTACCTTCAACCCAGCAACAGTAACACCACCACTGTAGAAAGCACCTACTGTAAAACCTAAGTTATTGATAAACTTATCACCTAAGAAGTTAGCAGTGAAGATATTTTCATACCAAGGTTGTTCTTGTTCTGCTCTTGTATAGTAGTTAGGTAATGCTTGCTCAGACCATTCATTAACAGACTGCATAGCTTTAGAGAAGTCATTATCCCAAAGACCAGACCATCTGCCTTCACCTATTGCAGTGCCAGCTCCAAATATCAAACCTACAGTACCATTAAGGAAAGTAGTACCTGCAAGTATAGCACCCTTAGCAAGACCTGCTCCTATCTGTGCATACCAAGGTTGGTTATTAGCTCTTATATCTCCTGACTCTTGAAACTGTGCCTCAGTTGCAGCGGGTTCATCAAACATGCTCTCACCCAAAGGTGTAGCAGTCCCTTCTAATGAAGTTGCAACCATTTGCTCACCATGTGCCCTTGCATCATACAGTGAAGTAGGAGCAGTATTTGCTCCTACATTCATACTGAATGACTGAAACTCAGGACTAAGGTTAGTGTATGGCTCTTGATTTGCTTCTTGCAAATCTCTGAAAGTCATTGGACCGCTCTTAGTAATATCTATATCCTTTACTTTAGTTTCTTTTGCCATATCTTAATATCCATAAGGATTAAACTCTTGTTCTTTTGTCTTATTCTGTACTCCTAATTGAGAATGGAATAAGTATGCTTGCTGTATAGCCTGTGCATATTGTTGCTGTGCATAAGTAATTTCATCTGGAGTAGCCTGATGTACATTTCCTCTTGCATCAGTATATTGTCCTGTATTAACTACTTGCTGCCATTGATTTGCAGCAGCCATTGCCCTATCTCTATTCTGTTCATTAGTTGTATTGATACCAGCAGGCATTCTGAATCTTCTCACATTGCCCTTGTCATCTTGTATCATTACAGTAGTACCATAAGGACTAAATCTTGTAGCAGTTACCTTGTACTTATCACTCTTCAAGTCTTCCATAGTGATTTCCTCACCTGTATCCTTGAATTGCTTGGACTTGCTATCATAATCAACCTCCTTGAGACTTAATCCTCTACCAGCAGTCATAATAGCATCCTTCATATCACCTTGCTGAGTACCTGCAATAGGATAGTCATATTCAGTAACCCTTGTAGCATCATATCTTGCAGTTCTTGCTGCTGGAGAGTCATCAGCATATTTACCCCATAATCTTCCAACATTTACTCTTTGATTAGGACCAAAACTATCAGAACTTACAGCACCTCTACCCCCTAATCTATCAATAAATCTCTTGAAGTCAGAATCAACAAATTGACCCTGAGTTACTGGAATACCTGTTGGTGGAGATACTGTCCCTAGAATATATTTCTTACTGTTGTAAGCTTTCCATCCCTCTTGATTCATCTTCCACTGACCATTCTCCTTGTAGAAGTACTTAGAGTATTTCTTCATATCATCATTGTACTTCTTCTCTTCCTTGCTTAGTTCTCTGCTACTATAGATGTTCAGAGGATTGATGGCTAAGTTATTAAGCCTTGCTTGTCTCTGCTCTTCTGCTTTTCTTGCAGCAGCTCTTTGCTCTGCCCTCTTCTGCATAGCTTCCTGTTCAGCCATTTTAGCTCTCCAATTATCAAGAGTCTGATATTGAGTTTCACCGACTGCACTCCATAGACCTTGCTTAGCATAGTCAATAGCCCTTGCAATAGTAGCTTGGTCTCCCCAGTTCCTAACTCCACTTGAGTTAATAGCATCTTCAACAATTCCTGTAAGTTGAGGAGCAGCATTAGGATTATCCTGTATAGCCTGTAATACTGCCTGAGAACTGAAGCCCTTTTGCATCATAGTTTCATAATATGAATTACCTAAGATGCTTCTCCATTTCCTTGGCTTCTCTTGCATTTCCTTAGCTAATGCAGATGCAGCACTTGCAGCCTGTGCAGTAATTAGCTTACCTGAATATGATTCATAGGCTAATTGAGGATTCCTTATATAGTCATCAAGACTTGTAGTAGAAGCTCTTCTACTTAACATCAATGTCGGGTCTTGAAGAAGTGCTTTTTGTTGTTCTTCTGCTTGTTTCTGTCTTGCTGTATAGGCTTGTTCAATAGGAGTTATCTCCTTACTATATCTTGCTCTCATATTGAGCATATCCCTTCTACTTGCAGCATTAAGTCCTTCTCTTGCTAATTGACCTGCTTGTTCCTCAAGGTCATTTGCATAGGTCTTGTACATCTTGTAAGAATAAGGGTCAGTCTGCTCATTAGCCATTTCTTCCCATACACTTGCCTTAGTAGCAAGCTCTCCATACTGGTTCTCCAACTCTTGATGAGCCTGAGTAGCCATCAAGGTCGGAGCCAGCATCTCTTGGTAAGAGAATGGCTTGAATTGTGAATTTATTACTAAACTATAATTAGCCATATTACTTCTTCTTAATAGTTAAATAACCACCCTTAGCTTTCTTTTTCTTAGCTTTATCGGCAGCATCTCTTACTTCCTTCTTCTCTGCTTCACTAAGATTTTCATATCCGTTCTTATATGTAACATTACCCTTGTTATCAATAGAGTAGTATAGTGCAGGATTACTCATAATCATGTTTCTACTATACTCTTCTCTACCAATATCTCCAAGAGAATTAAAGAAGTTAGTAAGGTTAGCACTCATACTTGCACCTCTTCTTGCATCAACAGCATCTCTTACTGCCATAGCCTGTGCAACACCACTTAGTCTTGAACTTCTTGCCTTTAATGCAGCTTCCTGATTTGCCATTGCAGCCTTGAGTCCCATCTCAGCATTAGCCGTGTTAGTACCTCTATTAAAGGTTTCAACAGCCTGCCTTTGTGCTAAGTTATACTCTTCAGCCTGTCTTGCAAGGTCTCCTAATCTACCTTGAGCATTATAGTCTGCTGCAAGTAAGGCTGCATTTCTTGAAGGACTTGTGGTATTCATAATAGCCCTTCTTGTAGCACCTGCTTGTGCATTAAGCTTATTCAAATAGAAGTTTCTGTCAAAAGGTCTATATTGTAAATAGTTACCTATTGGAGTATATCCTACTGGAGTATAATTACCTGCTTGATTAGCTGCTTCAAGTATTGCATCAGCACTTGTATAATCTGGTTTACTGAATAAATTCTGACCTAATCCTATTGCAGCACCTGCTACAGGAGCATATCTTAGCCAAGTCAGCTTGCTATTATTATTCCCTTTATCACCCTCATCAGCACCTGCCATAGATTCATTCCATAAATCTTCTGCATTGACAGGCTCTAATAGAGTACCATAGTCTTGCCAATCTCCATAATCTACACCATCTAAGAAGTCAGGTGTATCACCAAGACCATCAAATAATGTACCCATTCTACCACCATGAGCATATTGTACTCCTTCTTGACCTACTTGATTCTGTTGCCTTACAGTCTCTTGGGCTTGCTGTAGTCTGGACATAGAACTTAGAAGTCCTCTCTTGCTTATTGGGTCATTAGGTCTCTCCTTAGACTCCTCTCCCAGCTTCTCTGCTATTGCAGCAAATGAGTAGCCATCATAAGACTTTGGAAGATTGAAACTCTCTAATAGACCACCATCAGCAAACATTCTGTTACTAAATACATAGTCATTGAAGATTACCTCTCCTTGCTCTACAAGGTTAGGAGTTCCTTCTGCATCCATTCCCATAGGTACACCTTCCATTGGATTCTCCTCATGGGTTCCACCATTACCAATTATTCTAAGACCATTATCCCACTCAGCACCATGAGTAAGTAAATCTCCTCCAAAGGCATGATGCCACTTCCTTGCATTAGCAGCAAAAGTAGCTCTCTTTCTTACAGCAGGGTCACTGCTTCTTTTACCCCTTGCAATACACTCTGAAGTAACTTTACCTCCACAATACTTGGTGAATTTACCTCTATTCTCAGGCTTGATATGTATCTCACCTCCTTTAGCAAAAGTATTCAATTCTGATGATTCAAATGAGTCAGGTAATGAAGTCAGCTTACCTTTATTTGCAGCATTAAGAGCCTTAATACCTAAGTTCTCTTTAGCTAACTCATAGCCTATTGCTCCACTTCCATATCCTCCCCATATACCAAGAGGACCACCAAAGGCAGCAAAGCTTGCCATAGCATTAAGGTCAGACTGAGTATCTGCTGCATCTGCTGCATTCTCATAAGAAGTCAATGCTCTATTTCTTGCAATATCCTGTTGCTTCTTTAGTTCCTTATATTTGTTTTTAGCCTTATTGCTAAACCAACCGTCTTTACCAATGTCTGATTTAGTAAAGTCTTTGCCAAAGTCCTGATTAGCCCACTGGTCCATAACTGAATCAGCACTACTGCTATCTACCATAACAGTATTTATAGCTTTGTTGCTTCCTTCAACTTCAGCAATCTTCTCCTTATTTAACTTGGAGCCGAACATCCTATTTGTAAGACCTCCAATAATACCTGAACCAGCAGATATAATGCCTCCAAGTACAGGATTAACTGCACTTACTGCACTACCTATAGTACCTCCAATATTACTAATTGCACTACCTGCACCTGACTCAAGTCCTCCTCCAATAGCACCACCTGCAATATTACCTACTGCACTACCTATGCCACCTGCCAAGCCTCCCTTTAGCATTCCAGCAACATTGCCTCCACTAAAAGTACTCTTTAAGTCAAATGCTCCTGTGCCACCCATAGCAGCCTTGAAATCACCACCCCAAGCATAGTAATGAGGGTTGTATGTAAATGGTCTGTTAGACTTTCTTATAACTTTTCTTTTAGCCATATCATACTAATTTGTTTGCAAAGATAAACAAAGTATTTGAATTATACAAGGATATTATCCGAAAAGTAAAGGGAAGATAAGTAATAAACTTACCTTCCCCTATTATTACTCAAAGTAATGTACAATCATATCATGCAATATAGTCTTATTTACATTTTTTCCTTCCATAGATAACTTGATATATAACCAAGGATTTCTCATTCTATCTCTACCATTTGCCTTAGCCCTTGGTATATTAGCTCTCCAAATTCTAAACTTCTTCTTTAAGTTAGAAGGTCTTCCTAAGATATTATTTAGAGTAGAAGTACCCTGTTGATATTCATTCCATACAGTTAGAGTATCAAATGTTGTATTGAGCAGATTACCATTCTTGTCCCAGCTATCTGACCTGAACTCAAGGTTATTGAATATCTTGTCTACAGGCATATCTGGGTTAGCTATTATAGTAGTATAGAATGGCTGATATACTCCAAAGAATATGTTATAGTCTCCTTCATTATGCAACCAAGGTCTATACAATGTACCTGTACCTTCAACATTAAGAGCAATTCCTCTATCTTCAAGATTAGTAAAGTAAGGCATCTTCTCATAACTATAGAATGAGCTGAACTGACCTAATGGCTCAGAGAATGCTAAACACTCATCCTTGCTAATAAAGAATACATCACCATTAACCTTATCATAGTAGGTAACAAATCCATCAAAGTCTACTGGGTTCCATATATCTATACTATCAGAGGCTCTGTTAATCCAAGAGTGGAAACCTAATCTGTCTGATAGATTATCCAACTGACCATTAAATAAGAATATACCTTTTGTGATGTCATCTATAAAGTAAATACCATTAGATGTTTCACACATGGACCATTTATTAGTACATCCTATTCTATCAGAGATATATCTCTTACCATTAACCTTTCCACTGTTTGCAATCTCAATAGGGACTCCGTCAGTAGAAGAAATCTGCATATTCTCATTATATAGGATTTGGCTAATACCTCTATCTTGGAAAGCAAGTATATTGTTATTAAACCTTCTCAGTGCCCTTACATTTCCCTTATCCCCATCAAGGTCAAGGGTAGATGCAAGAGTGATGTTAGTCCAAGTATCTATTAACTCTCCAGCAGTTTTAGTCCTAGTCCAAGTAATTGAATTATGGAAGTTATCCAAGTTCAGCTTATTTGGATTGATTGTCCTATAATTGAAGAAGTTATTAGGCTGGGAATATACATCATTCATCAAGTTAAAATTCTCAGGAGTAATTGAGAAGTTACTTGTCTGTCCTCTGTTCCTATCATATCTGCCATCAATATTTACCCTTGTTTCACACATGAATGATACAATATCAGTTACTGCATTCTGGTCTTCAAGAGTGAATGGATATGTTTTAATATGGTCATACCTTTGATAGTAGGTATCACCTTCTTCCCACCTAATAGTAATACTGCTCTTAACCTTGCTATCAGCATCTATAAGAGAAATCGGGTCTCCACAAGGTAGCCATACATTATTCTCAAAAGCCTCTTCTGCCTGACCACCAAACCTGTTCTGTACATCATCATTATATAATTCTCCTAACCATAGCCATCCATGTTGAATACTTGATACAGCAGATATAGGACCTCTTGGAGCACCAGTAATAATAGTGTCCTGTGATACACTCCTGGTACTTCCTGACTTATCCCAATACATGTGTTGCCCACTTGGAGCACCTAAGCTTTGTGCATTTACAAACCAAGTATCATTATAATCACCATCCTTGATAGTAGGTAATACCCTCTGAGCACCTGATGTAGTATAGTTTAAGGCTAACACCGCATGAGGAGTAGATTTATACTTGATTCTAACAGGGTCAGTACCTGTAACTTGGTCAGTAAATCTATTATCTACCTGCATATAATTACCACTAAATAATTTATGTGCATCAGTTTCTGCACTTTGAGCACCAGTAGTCATAATAGGATAACCATCTTTCTTATCACCAATTCTTGAGATAGTAAGAAGCTTATCTACATTACCATAGTAGTTAATATCTGTAAGACCTGAGTTCTCTTGTGCAGGTAATCTAATAAGTGATACCTCATTAGAGTCAAATACTGCAACTCCTGATATACCAGTTCTTGCACTACTACCACTTTCATAAGCATTCCATATATTACCTGAATCCAAGTAGACTGACTTATATGAATACCTCATATTAGACATTTTCTTCTTGTCAAGCATAGCAGACCTATAACCATCAGTAGCAAACTTAGTATTATTAAGGGAACCATTCCTATGCCAAGGATATACAACAAATCCAGTAGTATAGTGATGAGTATTACCTGTATCTTTTTTGTATGCAGTTAATTCATCAAACCAGAATGCCCCAGAGATTAACCCTTTCCATCCAAAATGGGAGTCGCCAAGATGTGTTCTAAGTTCCTTAGAACTGAAATCATTTTCTACACCTATAGGCTCTTTATAAAATCCAGCAGGTAGCTCTGAACTATCATAGAAGCTATTAACAGGAGTAGAAGTCTGAATATCAATATCTGAGGCAAATGCAGTCAGGGGAACCATACCTACTATCCTCAGCTTCAATCCTAATGTATCAATACTTCTTACTTCATTATCAAACTCAATGTCAGGCGAGTGGAAAGTTAATATTGATTGGTCAATGTAGTAATTCTCTGCATTGTCAGATACCCAACTTGCAACATCCGAGTCAGTTGCAGTATCATCAACATAAGGACCAGAAGGAGGATTCCAAATACATTGGATTTCTGCATTTCTGTTATTATTGCTCGGAATAGGCCTGTTATGTCTAAATTCAGCCCAAGCCCCTTTATTAACTATGTTAATATTATATTGCCCTTCACTTGAAGTAACTATGGTATTGTTATTAGACATAATACCTGCCCTTGAGTGTGTAGACGGGTCCCCTAAGTATTGCCCAAGTCCTACCCAATCTCCACTCCAATCACTTCCACTACTCTGATGATAATGAAAAGCCTTATATTCATCAAATGGGGCATTAGGTCTTGTAAACCAAGATGATTGTGCAAATGGTGAATTACCATATCTGTCAGATACATTATATACAGTAGGGCACAATATACCTTGACATATTGCCTCTCTATCATTAATAGTAGGATATACTACCATAGGTCTTATTCTAATATATCCCTGATTCAGTAACCTACTGATTATATCAGAATTGTTAAGAGTAAATTCTGCTACTGGCAATCCAATATTGCTATTATTATAGAAAGTGGTGTCTATATGAACAGTATTTTTGACATCATTTATCCATATAGGCTCTGACCATTTACCTGTATAGTGCTGTGCTTGAATGCCGAATCTGTAATATTCAAGATACTTAAATGTCTTGAATTGATAAGAGTTAAACTTTAGTTGATTATTATAAGGATAATAACCACTTGGTTCAGGAGGAGTAATACTCTTCACATAAGTACTGAATGTTATAGTCTTTCTTTTAAAGAAATTCTTTATAGTAGAATCTATAGTCTTTCTTTGTAATGTGAAATCTCCTAGGAACAATGTATTATCCTTCTGAGACATTGTGCCAAACACTACCTCTTCTCCACCTACATACAATAGTTCTGTAGGGTCAATTGAATCTCCTGATGAGCCATTATCTGTGTATGTAACATTTCTAGTAACAGTTGATGAATAAGAGAACCCAGAATTATCATCATAGTTTGCAGTACCTTTATATCCCTCAGGAAAAGATAATATAAATGTTTTACCACTTGATAATGCTATACTATCACCATTACTGAATGTGATTCTACTATAAGTATCTCCACTCAAAGATATATAACTACCAGTACTTACCTCAGATAATTTCAATGAACTTCCATCACTTCTCTTATAAAGAGTTATTGTGTATGGACTTCCTATAAAAGACAATGAAGTAGTCTTATATGTATAGGTACCTGAAACAGGTATAGCCAAATCTACTACTCTCTTAACTGTAGGTGTAGCATTTATACTGCTTCTATGTATAGAATAAACTCTGACATAATCAAAAGAATTATCAGGATTTACTATACTGATATTAAAACTATTACTTACACTACCTTCTGGACTGGCTCCCCTATTGTTATAGGATATGTAATAGAGAGGGGAAGCATAGAATATATTAGTTTCCTGACTATACTTATCAAAGTATGTGAATACATATTGTATAACACCTGGAGAAAAGCCACCATTGGCTACTAGATTTCTGTCTATAGAAACTTTTTCCTTTAATTTTAAAGTTCTTACAAAGTTAAAAGAGTCATCTTTCCACTTATTTACTACAGCAGATGCAGCAGCTACATTAATAACTCTTGGTTGATTCAATCCGTCTGTCCAGTAAATCTTTCTAATATCAGAGTTTTCATAGAATGATATAGACTCTATAGGGTGCTTATAATCAAACCCTAAGTCACCCTTATATAGTAATTTACCTGTTAAGTTTCCATTATCAAACCATAGCTTATATATTTTATCCAGTGGAGTTGTTTCAATCTCTATATTAGACTCTTCAGCTACAATATCAGTTACTGTAGATTCTTCTGCTTCAATATCTACCTCTGGTAATTCTGTTTTCTCTCCATAAGAGAATATTATAAGCTCATCATTAATAAGTGATTGACCTATAGGAATACCCTCTATGTAATCCCCTATACCAGCTATACTTGATTTTTTATTACCTCTTTCATTTACCAAACTAAGCAGAGTACTTTCATCAGTCGGCATTACTCTGACATTCTTATTTTCATAAGCATATCCAGAGTTAAATGCAGAAGATGACAGGTCCCTCTGCATTCCCTTTGTCTTAAAAATAGCTTGTTTCTGCATAGTTATTGTAGTTTAATATATTCCTTATTACCAAGAGATGAAAATCCATTATTAAACTCACTTGTCCTTTGTATGAGTGTATTCCACATTCTTGATATACTCTCCATCTCAGACTGTGATGGAATAGTAAATTCACTCTGCAATTGACCGGCCAACCAAGCATATTGCTGCTGAGCATTCTGTAATACAGCAGGTGCAATCTTACCCATATCAAATAGAATAGTAAATGCTTCTCTCTTGATATATGCTTCAAGAGCCTTCAGGAATACAGGGTTATCAATAAGTAGTGGAAATCCGTCCTTATCTACTGGAATTGCCTTATAGGACACTGATACATCTCCTGTCTTGAAGGATACATACAGTGCTTGTCCTTGTGTTTTGAAGGACAACTCTTGTGGTATCTTATAGCCAGCACTTCTGTCATAGTGTTCTCTTGGCATGAAATTATCTGTCATGCTTCTAAGGCATACACCAGTTTTACACTCTTTAATCTGATTGACAGATATTAAATCACAAGGAAGCTTAGCTCTAAAGTCCTCTATATGAAGAACCTCTTCCTTATCTTGATATAACTTTGGCATACCAAATATACCAATGAAGTCAATGGTATATTGTACAGCCTGCTCAAGAGTTACATCTTGAAGAAGAGGATGTCTTAGTACTCTACTTAGAGCTTCTCTTATATTTATGTAGTTATATTCTTTTACCATAATTATATCTTGAAAGCATCTGTCTTTCCTTCTTTTATTCTTTGTTTTAATCTCTTCTTCAGTTCTCTATTGACATTAAATTCATAGAAGACCTGATTATTATAGTCTGCTAATTGTTTATTATAGTAGACCTTAAAGATTTCTTTTTCCTCCACTTTAACCAGTGTTTTTTCCTTATAGGCTTCCTTATCTTCATACCATAATTTAAGAGTTTTATCCCAGTCTATAGGTAGGTTAGTCTTAACCTTTTCACCATCAAAACTAACTCTCACATCATATTTCCTTAGCTCTATTCTACCCATTCTATGTGGTAACTTAATATCATTACCATGAAGGAAACTATCAGCTAAGTAGTCATTGACTTTCCTTATAATACTATAGAACTCATGTTCTGTAAGACATCTTCCTATATTGAGCCAGCCATTCTTTCTTATCCACTTATAGGCATCATATACACCATAGGAACCCCTAACTTTATGAACTCTTGGCTCATTCACTTTTTTAATGGAGTTTAGGAAATCAACCAATCCTTTATCCTTCTCTTCTTGACAAGACTCCATAACTCACTATTTGGTTGCTACTTCTGACAACTCATCCTTTGCATCATTGGATTCATCCTTAGGTCTGTACTCAGCACCTGATAACTCCTTAACTACAAGTTCAATCATAGGAGGTATAAGAGCATCTTCAATAGGGAAAGTCTTATCTGATACATCACATACTGTATCACCATTCTCATCAGGACACTGCAATTCTGATGCAGCCTGCGGGTCTTCAAATATACCTGTCATTCTTGCCTTTTCAAGGTACAAGTACTGTGGATTGAAAGACTTAAAGTATAGGTAATTATCTGGACCAATAGAAGCATAGATGATATTTTTCAGATACTTATTATATCCCACATATCTCATCCTTTCTCTACTTACATAAGTAATCTCCCCTTGATAATAATCAACTGGGTACACCATAGGATTACCTATCTTCATTAGGAAAGGTATCTTCTCCTTACTTCTTAGATAAGAACCACCTTCACAAGGCTCACCTGATATAGCAGGCACCTCAATTAAATCCAAGCATATAGTCTGATAGTTACTCTCAGGTATCTGCTTCTTTACATCTGAATATCTCTGTTTCAGTAAGAATGCCCTATACTTACCAAATAGAAACATAACATGCTCCTCTGTATATAGGGCATCATCTGAGTACAGTTTCAATTCATCAAGTACCATGTAGGTTAATTCTTTATATGTACTCATAACATCATTATTTACTATAACTGAAAATCCTTGTGCAAAGATAAGTAATTATTATCAGTTACACAAGGATTTTACTATTTTTATGTCAGAAGTATTAATGTAATAATTATACTGACTTGCCTGTACAAGAGATTGAAGTGTTTGCTATATACTCTGGATAAGGTATTAAGCAAGTAGAACCATATAGACAGTATAGGGCACTATCTAAAATTCTATACTCTTCTTCTGTTATAAAGGACTTACAATCACTCTCAAGCAAATCATATATGAATATCAGCACCAATAGTTTATCTACCTCTGAATAACTCATATATCCTAACTTTGATAGGACATTGAAATATCTTGTAAGTGATTCATTAAGTACCTTGTCCATAGCATCCGCAATTAGGGGTTATCACTGAGTCTTTAATTCCCATAAAGAATCTCTTCCAATACTTTATTGCCTCAGTATAATGACCTGTCTTTACAGCAAGTTCAAATGCCTTATATTGAAGTATATAGTTGATGAAGTTCTTAGGAATAGAACAAGTATCACTCAATTCTTTAATGTAACTAAAGGCATGTTGGTACAGAGGATAAAGGTTAGATACAACTCCTAATGTTGTGATATTATCCATTCCACAAGGAGTATTTGCAGCAGGAGTGCCCTTAGTCCTAATATACACAAAGAAAAGATTGCCATTAAGAGTTGGAGATAAGTCTCCTGTTCCCAGTTCTAATCTGACTGATTTAGTATTTCCTCCTATAACTTCTGTATATGCAACTTTACTACTCGGACCAGACTCAACAAAGGTATCTTGAGTGTCTATCTGTATAGTATCAAGATATACATTTGTGTAATATTCTAAGTCCTCGACAGATACATTTATAATCAGCTTTTGCCCATCAGGGGTTATTCTTAACTCATTAAATTGTACCATAATTTAAAAGAAAAAAAAAAGAGGGGCTAACCCCTCTCTAATTAATATTAGACCTGAGCTACATCGAATCTATTTCCAGTAGCAGTATTAAACTCTTTGATTAATTTGTTCAAGTCTGCTTTAGCAGAGTCATCACATACTAAAGTTATAGTCTTTTCAGATTTCTGTACTGCCTCATTAGAACCAACATAGGCATAATGAATATCAAGTACTGAATATTTCTTGGTTGGGTCTACAAGATAAGTAGTAACAATGTTATTAGGGAATCCTATTCCTCTATAGATGTCTCCTCTTTCACCCATACAGAAATATTCAAGGTCAGCAATATTCTTGCCATTACCTAATGTTCCATTAGTACTGTCAGTTACAGTAGCCCAGATTCTTTCATCTCCATTGACTGTTATTGTAGTTGGTTGCACAGTAAAATACACTGGGGTTTGTGCCATAACACCAAGTTTCCAAGGTTGCTCTACTTCAGTAATTCTTATACTGTCAATATCAACAACTATTGCACCAGAGTCATTATAGTATGGATTAGTATTATCTTGTTTTCCATTATCTTTAGTGGATGGAGTAACTACCATATATCCACCATCATCAAAACCTCCCTTTGAGGAGGTTGCAGTACTATGCACCTCAATCTTAATTAATGGAGTAACCTCTCTACTAAAGTTTTTAGCCAGAGATTGAGCCAAAGCCTTATAGAACCCATCAGCTTGCATTCCAGCATAAGCATGGACCATACCATATTTAAAATACTGGTCTTCATCAGACATACCAACATATTGTCTGAAAGCAATTCTTAGGATGTAATCCTGTCCAGCAGCAGGGACACCACCATTTACATTAGCATCCAATTTAATAGTAGAGGACTTCATCTTATAGTCCATACTTGCTGCCTTAGTACTCTTTGCATACAAGATATTATTTATGTCTATAAGGTCACTTCTCATCAGGTTATCTGCACCTTTATATTCAAGGTACATATGATTTTTATCAGTATCAAATTGTAAAGAAGTATTTTCTGCTGACTTTACTACATAAAGCTGTCTTACTTGATTTGTACTAAATGTTGCCATTTTAATTTAATATTAAATTATACAATAGTTTTATTCTTTTCCTGTATTTGGAACCCTACTTATGATGGCAAGTTTTACTGCTCTCTCAAGTATAGCTCTATGTATTACAGGGTTCAATTCACATTCTGTTTTTACACTTATGCCATTGATTGACAGATTATCTGTCAAATCAGTTAATATAATGGGAGCAGGTCTTGAAAGGTATCTAACAAGATAACTCTCCACATTATATTTTGATACTATCTCTACTACCTTACCACTCAAATCAAGCCTTAAAGCTCTTCTTTCATTAGTACCCCTGAAAGGATTCTTTCTTATCCTATGGTACTCATCCTGAGTAATTGGTATTACAGAGATGTCTTCACCACTCATACATCCTAATCCGTCATCCTTCAAATTAACTGCTTCATAGGTTATGAACCATAAGTCATCAGGTAATTCAAAGAATACTGAGGATTTGGACAGTCCTGTATATCCTACTTTCTTATCAGTAGTTGTGTAAGTCTTTATTAGGTCACTCAAGTATCTTCTGATTTCCTCAGTCCTCTCAAATGAGTCTCCAAATGGATTCTTACCATTATACATACCTATCACTATCTCTTCTTGAGCATTAGTGAGAAATACAGATTTCTCATATTCATCAAGGGTAATGAGTAGTCTGTGCTCCCCTCCATAAGGAGGATTATCACTGTAACTATTTAGTAAGGTGTCAAACTCATTAGAAAATTCTTCAGTTGTCATTATTCACTTCTTTGACCAAGTTCTACACTACTCTTCAAGTCTCCTGTATAAGCAGACTTTGCAAGTTCTACTGCTCTTTGAAGAATTTCTGGGTGAAGAATAGGGTCTAATTCACATTCTGTGATAGTATTTATTCCTTCAATAGATACATTAGAATATTCATCAGCCAGATTTGCAAGTATAATAGGCTTTGGTCTTTTTACATATCTAATCTTGTAATCAGCCAAAGAACTATTATATTTAATAACCACCTCAGAAATAAAATCAACTCCACCAGTAGATTGGAATAGTCTCCAACCTTGATTCTTTAGGGGCTGCTTCCAAGGCTTAGACATAAGTCTTGCATACTCTTCATAATTCATAGGAATTATACTAATCAATCTCTTGACTCCATCTACAGTGTTAATACCTGTCTCATTCAACATAAGTAGAATGTCCTGTGGCATCTTGTAGAGTTGGCTTCTGTCATCAAACTTAACATAGCCTCCTTCAGGAGTATATTGTGATGGCTTAGCAACAGTTATTAGAGTAGAGAAATCTATCTGTCTCTTAGCATTCTCATCAAATCCCTGTCCATACTTATTACCCTTAGGATTGAAGTAATTCTTCAATATCTCCAATTGAGCCTTAGTTAGGAAGACAGACTTCTCATACTCATCAAGACCTGGAGCCTGATTGCTCATTATATTGTTATACAGAACATCAAATTCATTAGAAAATTCCTGTGTTGTCATACTCTTTTTTTTCCTACTTCAGCTTAGCTTCCAAAGCAAACTTAACTTCTTGATGCTTAGGAGAGTTTAAGTATTTAGCTGCTACATTCAATGTAGGCTCTTCATTAGCCTCACAAAGTGGAGTATTATCCTTTCTCAAGTATAGGTAATTACCCCTATTAGAAATCAGACCTGCCTCTATAGCTCTCTTGATAAGAACCTTTGTAGAAAGCATCGGGTCAGTAATAACCTTCAAGAATATCTTGCTATCAGCCTGTATCAAGCTATTAACCTTAGTCTGTAAGAACTCAAGTTTAGCAGTCTGTGATGTAGGTCTACCATCAATGGTCTCAACAATAACTCTTAATGTATCAACATCATCCTCAATCTTACCAAACTCTTTATAGCACATCATTGTAGTGCTCATATTATTCTTAGCAACCTTAGTCTCTTCACCCTCAGAAATGATAACAAACTGGTAAGTAGCCTTAGGAGTATCTTGCAATGCTTGCAATGAAGGAGCAATATAATCCTTGTTGGCTAATAGTATCTTATATCTGATATAATCCTCTGGGTCAGATAGATTGAAGTAGTTATCCTGCTTTGTCAATCTTACCTTATTGATACCATTCTCATTGGAATCATCCCAGAAGTTATCTACCTTCTTATAGATACTTAGTGCATTATATTCAAGGCCCGTTATTTCCTCAAGAAATGCCTTTTCCTCGTCTGTAAGGACATTAACAAACATACCTGAAGATAATCTTGGTACTACAAATGTTCTAACTGCACCTTCTGCCATACCTCCTGACAATACATGCTTAGGGTTATTACCCCACATACCTGTCAGCTTAGGCACATGTCTTACAATAATTCTCTCATTTCTCAGACAACTGACTAAGGCATCATCAGATACCTCTACTCTCTTTTGTGTCTTCTTAGGGCTTTTTACAGTAGCCTCTTCTTTTGGTACTTCCTGAAGTGGAGTCTCTGTATTGTCTATATCAAAGTCAGGTACAGTATAATCCACCTTCTCTTCCATTTTCTTTTCTGCCATATCTTCTCCTTAACTTTTTGAAATAAAATAAGGGAAGTAGGAGCTTATCCTACTCCCCTTTTATCATTAGCCCTGTAGAATTGCAGGGATTAGTGACATAGTTCTTGTCGGGTCAAGAACACAGATACCAAGAGTAGCCATTCTGTGAATTACAGCAGAATCCTCATCAAATGACATGTAAGGATTACCCTTTTGACCTGTGAATGGGTTTCTTAGACCCCATTGATAACCTCTGTACTCATTGTCACCCTTAATCTTACACTTAAAGATATTAGGTTGGTCCATAGTACCAATGTACATAATATCATATCTGTAAGAGAATGCAACACCTCCATTTGGATGGAGTATCTTGTTTCTTACTGGGTCATCATAGAATGGGTCTACATCAATCTTAACTCTAACACCATTAGGAGCCTTATACTCAACAAATTGGAAACCAGCACTCAATGAGTTTTGGTGCAACTTAGATTGAGTCTTTTGAATAACACCAATAGAGCTGTTGTCAAGAACAAATTGTGTCCAACCTGATACTGTCTTTAGTACTTCCTTGTGGAATTGGATAGCACCTCTTTCACCAGTCTTAATCAAGAAGTATCTGTCTCCAAAGTCTAACTTAGAAGCAGAAAGCTCATATAGAGCATCTTCAAGAAGCTTCAAGCTGAATGTGTTGTAATACGTAGTATTAGCAACTTCCATCTGCTCAAACAGAGCAGCACCTGTCTTAATAACATTACCAGACTTACCAAAGTTCATGTACTCACCATTGGCATTTCTGTTGCTTCTACCAAATGCAAGTGCATTGTTCTTGTACTCAGAGAATTGCTGTTCTACTTCCCAATCTACATTGTGCATCCACATTGTAGCAACTGACTTAGTATATCTACCCTCAGTTTCCTTAACAATAGGAATACCTACAGCCAGCTTCTTGTTCAACATAGAACCTGGAACCTTGTGTTGGATTCTTACTACAGACCACTCATTTCTCATAGAAACAGGGCTTGTAAATCTTACATCACCAACCTTTCTTGAAAGTTCCTTCTCAACAAATGCAGCTTCAACTGAGAATCTCTCACCTGCAAGCAATCTTTCAGCAGGAACACCTGCTGTGTTACCACCAGCAAGCTCTACCTTATACACTGCATTAGTGCCCTCCATTCTTGGGTCTCCAAGTATTCTGAACTGATAGATTTCATTCAGATTACCTACAATGTATTCACCATCAGCAAACCAATCCTCAGGGAATACCAAATAGAAGGGAGCAGTGCCTACACCAATCATGCCACTACCTGCCCCAACTACAGTACCATTTTCATTTCTTGCCTCTACAAGAGGAATGTTTCTCCTTGAAGAACCAATAACATCCCAGTAGTATTCACTATCATCCTCAAACTCTCTTGTTGAGAATTGATTTAGGAATGTGTCAAGTGTCTTTCCTCTGTAATAAGCCAACAGTTGCACCATTAGGTTTGTAGCCTTCTGTGGAGCTAACTGAAAGATAGAACCAAGGTGGTTTTCCTTAGTAAGACCCTTCCAGTGTTGGAAGCCTACCATTTGAAACTTACCTAATTTTCCAGCCATAAATAATTTAATTTATCAGTTATTTTACTCTATACTATAGGCTTAGACATCAAGATTCCACCCTTTTCCTATGAAAGATTCAGGGTCCTCATCAACTCCACTGACAAACTTTAGATTACCATCTGAGGTTCTTGCTGTGTTGTTGAGAGTATGTTCCAGCTCTCTAAGACCTTTCCTTACTTCTTTCTTTACTTTACCTTTCACCAAACCATCAAGGTTCTTAAAGCCATCAGTTAGTGTGAAAAGTAACCCAATATTCTTTAGGAAGTCTGTCCTGTTTTCCATCTCATACTTTTGGATAGCAGTAAAGTACTCTCCTGTCTCTGGGTCTTTATACACAGGCTTAGCTATGTTATCATAAATCTTCTGTCTTGTTGATTTATCTATTGATAAATCCCCAAACACATCCTTGTCATTAAGGATTGATGATTTAAGCTTTTCATCCTGTTCCTTTCTTTCTTTCTCTTCCTGTTCTGCTTCTGACTTAGCCTCATTGACAAGTTCATCATACTTATCCTTGAAGAAGTCAATATTGCTTTTCAAAGCCTCTTTTGCATCATCAATATCAGTACCAGCATTGAAAGACTTTTGCACTTCTCTTGCAGCCCTTTCCTTACTATAACCTCTATTAATAAAGTCTTGATAAATCAGGTCTTTTCTAAGTTTTTCTCCCTTATCACCTTCATCAGAGATATTATCCTCCTTAATAGAATCAAGGAAGTTTATAGTATTCTCATACTTTCTAATCTCTGTAGGTTCAACTCCAGCATTCAAGGCTTCATCAATTCTTTTCTGTCTTTCATCAAGACCTGCCTTTATCTGTTGGTCAATTAAATCTCTAAGGTCTTCAGGGTCTTTAACCTTAGATAAGCCCTCATCATCAAGGTCTGGGAAGATACCTTCCTCTTTCAAGGCTTTGGCAATGGAAGAGTAGAAGTTTTTGGGAGAAGTGCCATCCCCTTTAGGAGTGGTATCTTCCTTTTCCTCTGTATTTTCTTTTCCACTACCTACGCTCTCTGGTGTATCAGTAAATAAGTTATCTACATCAACAACCTCAGTAGTTTCTTCTTTATCCTTATCTGGCTCCTCCTCTTTCTTAGGAGGCTCCCCATTTGCAGGTGGGGTATCCTGTGTATCCTCATCTTCTACAAACAGATTCTCAATTTCCTCTGCTCCTAAGATGTTATCTAAGCTAAGTTCTTCTTCCATACTCTTCTACCTTTTTGTTCTTAAAACAGTGCAAAGGTAAGTAAAGTTTTGCATATCTACAACATGGTAAATAAATTGCTTTTACTTGTATAAGTAAAATACTTGCAATATGGACAAAAAGAAAGGGTAAGATTACCTCTTACCCTTATCTTATTAGTATTCTCCAAGATATTCTACTACCTTGTTTTCAGCTTTGCAATCTGCATCCTTAAACCAGAATACAATAGCAGATTCAACTATCTTCTGTTCTATACCATCACCAAACCAGTTCTTAAACAGTTCTGCATAGTCATGGTACTGAGAGTTAACTGCAACATACACATCAGCTACTGTAATAGACGTAGGAAGTATTCCTCTATATCTTTCACAAATTTCTTTTGCTTTGTGCATATCAAACTTCTCACCACTGTACTTTCTGCCATTCTCAGTATGATACATATCAGCTACAAGATACTTAGCTTCAGATTCAGTGAAGTGTTCTCCATTCATTGAGTTCCTCATATATCTCATCATCTTATCCATAGATTCCAACTGAAGTGAAATATAAGACTTCAGATTATCAGTTAATTGCATAATAGTCACCATAATTACATACTTGCTTTAATAAATTCTTCATAAGTCACTTCAGGATGTGTCTTACTGAACTCCCTGAATTTCCTAAACATTTCCATAGTAGCAATTTTTGAAATTAGTTATTGTTTTATCTCTCTATTGTAAGCTTACAGTGGACAAAGGTAAGTAATATTTCCCAGAGTGCTTATCAATGCTAAAAAGAATAAAAAAAAAGCAGCCTTATCTGGCTGCTCTATCATGCTTGTAGAATACACTTGTTATCTTATCATATATGTAGGTTATAAGGTAAGCATCTACCTCATCATTATCTTCTTGAGGAGTATATCCTATATATCTCCATATAGAGTTCTTTATGTGCTCAGCTTCATGGATAATGCTACTTCCCCTCTTAGAATTGATAGCCACAAGAGATGCTCCATATTGATTTATGGTTATAGCTTTGGCTTCCTGCTCCATTTCTTCTTTGGGCAAGAATCTTCCTAACTCCTCCCACTTGTCAAATATGACTACAGTGAGTTTATAATTAAATATAGGTATTATCATCTTCTTTTGGGTTATCATATCTTCTCCTCCTAATTACTTCAATAAATTCTATCAAAGCTATCAAGCAATCTCTGATTTTGGATTGCTGAGCAATCTCTGATTAATTCTACACTTCTTGACAAACTCATCCAACTCTTTCTTAGACCAACTTAATTCTTTGAAACCTGTCTCATGCTTACCTCTTGGTAATTTTCCTTCTCTAACATAGTTATCAAAAGTTGCTCTGCTGACATTCAAATATTCACAGGCTGCATACTTACTTAATCTCTTCTCCTTATCAGTAAACCTCTTCAAACTATCTACTATTTCTATAGCTTCTCCCTCAGATATATTTGAATTGCCTGCATCAATATCATCTACTATCTTTAATAGTAGGCTTCTTATGACTCTTAACATATAAATACAATATTACAAACAGGAATAATCCTGTTATAGTTCCATGAATCATCAACAGCTCTAAGTCCTCAATTGGAATACCCACATAGTAATCAATTATGTTTATTATATCAGTTACCAAGATATAATGTAAGAACATCTTGTGATATAAACAAAACCTAAATACTGTTGCAGATAAATACATAAATATCCAAGGCAATATAGACATTCCTGCCAGATTGCTCAATACAGGAATGTCTATATAAAAGTAGGATAAAGCTGTGTTTAGTACATGTTTAGTACATATACTAATGATATTAACATAGGTATGTATTTAAGTTTTCCTCCACAGCCATACCTTGTTCTCTTGATACCAGCCTTTGGTGACATTGGCTTTGGTCTTCTCTTTCCTCTTGCCATAATTTTACACTTTTAGTTATTTACCTTTTCCTTTACAACCACATTTCTTTGCCATAACTATAGAATTTTAATGGTTATTTTTTCACCTTTATCATACTTGTCTTTAAGGAGCTTGTATAGCTCTTTGAAAGTTTCTCTACTGTTTATTACTTGACCCTTAACTTTATTGACACCTACTAATAGGCATCCTGCTGAGTCTTTGTCAGTATTACCAGCGTGAATAAGTATGCCTTCAAATCCCTTTACATTAAGTAGTCTTGGCACTTTACCATTACATACTTGCTTGTAAAAACTATTAGTACAGTACTTAGGAGAAATGACATCTAAGGTAATCTCATAAGTACCCTTTGGAATAGCTGTAATTAAAGGTTTCTTCAATTCTCTAATCTTGGCTATGCTCATAGAGTCATCTAACCCTCTATCAGCATCTTCAAGTACATTGCAAAACCACTTCCCATCAATAGTAAGATTACTTATGGTGTAGCTCTGCTTCTTCCATTTTCTGTCTACTATTAACTCCATGCTCATTAAAAAGGTTTAAGTTTCTCTTTCTTAATTGGCAGGTAAGGTCAGTACATATGGAACTCATAAGGTTAAACATCTGTTTCCTAAGCTCCTCCACTTCCTGCTCTAACTCTGCATTTCTTTTTAGTACCTCTTCCAACCTCTCTCTATTATCAGTAGAGAGCTTCTCATAAAAGTCTAATGATTCTTTCATGTTATTTATGAGGTTACTATCAACTTCACTATCATACTTCTTTCTTGCAAAGAACCATGATGTCCAGCCACTGACTATTGTGGTAATAAGCCCTATACCTCCAGTGATTAGTATTCCTAAGTCAATCATAATTATTCTACAATTTCAATGAATCTTTGTTGTTTGTTCTCAATATAAGGGTTCTTCTCCACAACATTCACTTCTACTACTTTGTGCTTCTTTTGAAATAGCCTAAGTAACCAACATTTCTTTGGAGGATTTATAGTTTCTTTCTTATAATCCATCATTATGTATTTTTCACTAACAAACTTAGGGTCTGTAGTAATTGTACTTGGATATTTAAGTCCAAGCTTCATTTGATACCACTTATCTCCTACAAGTGTATCTATGTCTAATGTAGGTTCTCTGAACAGAGTATCTCTAAATACTATTGTATCTTTCTTTGTAGCCTCAGATAAAAGATATTGCATCTGCTTCAAATTATCATCCTTTATCTTCAACTCCTTTCTGACATCATTCATCTTTTGCAAGATAGAGCCATTGTAGTAGTTAAGCTGTTCTACAGTAAACTTAAATACCCTATTCTCATTCTTTAATGAAGAGTTCTCAGCAATAAATGCTTTTTCATTAGATATTGATATAGACAATTCTTCCTTCAAATTTTGATTCTTATTGTATAAAACACAAGAACCTATAGCAAGTAATACTAATAAAGAAGATACTATAATTCTTATATATTTTGTTACCATAGCATATATCTTTAATAGGACACAAATATATGAAAAACAAATCACCTGCGCAATAGCATAAGTGGTTTATTTTTAATTTTTACCATTCTGCTATATTATCTGTAGTATATTTTCTATCATTTGCTTCATCAGTTAATGTTATAGAGCCACTAACATTATATCCTATAGATACTAAATGGTCATACAATCTTTTATAGGATGTTTTAAGAGAACTTGATAATTCTTTTCCTGCACCAACATCATATACTGTTAAAGTAAACTGAAATCCAGAGCCTCCAAACACATTAGTTGTTCTTTGAGTATTAACTAAATTTTGATATATCATATCACATATCAATTCCGCATGAGATTGAGTTACATAACTGGCAGCACAATATATAGCATCCTTAACTTTAAATGTTTGATTGCCTAAAAAATTAGGTATAATAGCCGACTTTTCAAGTTTCAAATACAAAATCTTAATATAACCCATTCCACTTTGGTTATTACCATATTCTGAAGTATCTTTAAATAAAGTTCCTTTTGATACTGACACTCCTTGAAATTGTCTTAAATGAGGTGAATTTGAAATATCTACTCCTACTCTTTCTTTATAACCATTAGAATCCCCATCAAGAACCCTCAATGAAGAAGGAGAAACATCTCCTTGTGAGTTTGTAATAAAACCTAAACCCGTAGAGATTATATTTCCAAATTCAAAATCAGAAGAATCAATATTATATTGTATATTAGTACTACCCTCTTTTAATAATGGAAAATTACCTGATTGATATGGATACGCTGTTCCTCTACCATTTAAAGAATAAACAGTGTTCATTCCATTTTTTATTATCAAAGAAAATGGTCCTGTAGATGTAATAGAGATTCCTTTAACAATATTTTTTGTATTGTTATTTTCAACACTTCTGTAATCATTGGTTTCTATACTATTACTTGAATTTTGGTCAAATGTAGCACCATCTGTTAATATAAGAGTATCATCATCTGTCATTGTTAATTGAAGTTGCGCAGCAGTAACAGCTTTTAAAAAGTCTATCTTTATTTGAGAGATAAATTGCCCATTACCTTCAAATAATTCCCCTTGGGATTTTATAACTAATGTTTCCATAAAATTATTTATTTAATTGTCTAAACTGAGATTTTATAAACATAGGCAGATTTATTTCTCCTGCTAATTTAGAGAAAATAATGTTGTTTATTATAATCATATCATTGTCAATAACATCATCTTCTATATTAGAAGAGCTAACATCTACAACTGTAGATGTTGTATAAGTTCCTATTTTTGGTCCAATAATATTTTTACCCTTATAATTTGTTCCTTTATCACTACCTATCCACTTTCCTTCAAATCTATAGTAACCTAATATAACATTATTTTTCAATATATTATTGTTATTAATTTCCTCTCCTGTAGGAATGTATGGAATGCCAGATTGACTAATTGGTTTTCTTGCATCAACACATCTACCAACTACATCATATATTACATTACCTTGAATATCTACATTATAAGCAAAATCATCTAAGAATATACCATGAATACCAGCATCATTCTTAATATCATTATATGATACCCCCCCATGAATTATATTATTGTATATTTTAGTATCTGTGTTTTCAGTGGAAACATATACCAGACCTCCATCTGATAAAAAATATCTTGCTGGATGCTTTTTATATTCTTCGTCATTAAAAACAATATTATACTGAAAATAACCACTTATTTCTCTTGGTCCATTTTCTATCTCATTACTCAAAGTAGTTATACTGTTTTTTAGTCCTATAAATACAGCTGAATATCCAAAATTTTTAAAGGTATTATACTTAACATCGTAATTCTTCCCACTTAATTTTATTATACCATTTTGTCTAAAGAATGTAGAGATATTACTAAAAGAATTATATTTTACTAAAGTATTCCCAACAGAACTATTTAATATACCCCCTCTTGCATTTTTACACTTATTATTTATAAACTTTAAATTATTAGAATTTATTATACCTGGATAAACAATCCATTCATTCATATTAGAAGCTGACGTATTATTTCTTTCATCTGCAATAACATTACATGGAGCATAAATAAAATTCCATGTACCAATATTTCTAATTGTATTATTTTCTATTTCAATATTAGAACAATTCTTAAAAAGAAGAGTGGATGTTTTTGTGTTGTAATAAAGATTCGCTGACTGAAATTCTGTAAAAGAACTACTTCCTGAAAAATTAACTCCTGTAATTTTGAATTTACCAAAATTACAATTATTAAAAGTAATCCAATTATGTTGGCTACACATTCTTAGAGATTTCACTCTTCTTGGTATGTAGATTTCATTTCTTGTAGTTTCTTTAATATATAAAGAATCAACTTGATTATCTGAGTATATGTTAGTAATATAGAACCCCACACTTTGTTGAATACTTAATTGATTTACCCAATAATCTCCTATTGATATGGCATCTTCTGTCTTAATATTAATATATTTAACTCCTTTATCTGTTGTTACATAATCTATATGACACAAAAAATATTGATACCAGCAAAAAATATATACAAAATTATTCTTATATTTATTGTCTCCACTTAATGAATCTGGAAGATAACTTTTTAAATAATCTGGTACTTTTATCTTAAAAGTTAAATTACTCTCACTTACACTTCCTGTATAAGTAATGTCACCTTTATTCACTATGTTTATATTATCGTCAGATAATAAACCACTATCAGAAGTTTTTACTTCTTGGAAGTTTTCATCAATAAAGACTTCTCCGCCTTGCAAAGAATTATTAAATGGTAATATATAATGAGTTCCGTTAAATCTATCTGCATCACTTATATTAAATACTTCACCATTGCCAATTACATTAACCTCTTCTCCAGGTGATGCTGATATATAAATATATATGCCAGGCCTTTCAATATTTTCTAATTTCAAATCTTCGTCATTGAAAGTGTACATACCACCCTTTAGTATAATATTCAATTCACCTTCTTCGTGAGTATTTAAGTAATTTGATATTGTATCCTTCAATTTAGAAAACTCTTCCTGGTTATTAATTATGATGGATGAAGAGTCACTGTAGCCATAGCTGTTATTACCATTATTTATGGAATCTATAACATATTGTTTTGTTGCATATTCAGTTAAATTTACATTAGCATTAAATGTAAACCCTGTATCAGTCCAAACATTGTTTTCTATAGTGTATATACTCCAAGTGCTTTCTGAGTTTAAATTTCCACCGACAAGTGCGTATGTGCCATCTTCTAAAGTAGATTCAGGATATTTTAATTTAAGTTTTTCAAGAGTAGAAAAATATCCAAGTTGCCTATTTGTAGATAGCTTCTCTACTTTAGCTTGTAAATCAGTCAATATTGAATATATATCACTCTTTATGCTATTTATCTGTTCATTTTGTTTATTTACTGAATTATTAATAGCTGATAATTCAGTGTCTATATTATCTATCTGTTCTTCGAGTATATCTTTAACTCTTTGTATTTCTTCTGTAAGTCCTTTAATACTATCTGAATTAATCTCTCCCACTAATTTACCATTTGGTAATATACCAAAGGCTACTTTCCCATTTCTGTCTGCAAATGCAAATAAATATTTAGATTTATTTTCTCCTAGAATATAATTGACTTTATAATTTAAATTTCTAAATAAAGAGTTTAATCCTATTGGATGTTCTATATCTCCATTAGGTAAAATAGAAAATATTATCTTATTATTTTTATCAATTACAGAAAATATATACTTCGATAATAATTTCTCCTTATCTACTTTATCCTTTAAATTAGTATTAATAGTTTCAATTGTTTCATCTAGAGTTTTATTTTCTTCGTTATATACTGCTTTAGTAGAAGTAACAGGATATACATCAGTATCTTGAATACCTCCTACTAATTCATTTTCTAAAATCTTCTTTATTTTTCCCATATTGTTATTGAATTTCAATTCTCCTGATGATTCTTAGAGATAGGAGTCTATCCTTTATCACCAAAAAAAAACAGCATAAAAGCACCATCTGATAATGGTTTTAGCCATGCCACATTATTTACAGGAGGTTCAGATACACTAATCACTATATCTTTACAATCTTCATTTTTTTTAGGAAGTTAATATACCTGCTGTTCTCAATGCTGCCAATATGTCATTGACTTTATATGCTACATTCTCAGCAGTAGCTGAATCAGTTACCAAATCTTCAATAGCTGATACTTTCTTCACTGCTCCTATTTGTGTAGTAGTAGCTGCTGGTAATGGCAAGTTTACCACAGCAGAACTAATAATCTTCGTATTCACAGTATAAGTAAGCAATGTTACTTTTCCATCTTTTCTATCACTTATAAAGTATATAACAGTGGATGTTGAATCTGAGGTTCTTGTGTAAGTAATAGGACCAGTAGAGCCTGTTATAGTAATCTCACCACATTTATTTACTTTGCTTGCTGTAACATCATCAAGTGCCACACCTATATTTTCTGCTGTAAGATTGACTGTGTATGGCTCATTAGGACTTATATAATCCTCATTCTTAGTTATAGAACCATCAGCAGCAATATCATAATAAGCATCATTATCATGTGCAGTTACTACATGAGCAAATCCTCCTGTACTTGATTGATAAGTACCAACACCATATCCATAGTCAAGCTCTGTAAAGAAGAATCCTGCAATGCCCTGCAACTCTCTGAGATTAGCTTGCTTTACCTCATTACTATTGCCAATTTGGAGCTGTAGGCAAGTTAGCTTGCTATTTTGTAACTTCTTAATGTCATTATTAGCAGTGCCCATCTCTTTATCAAGGCTATCTACCTTCTCTTCAAGCTCTTGTCTATCCTTATCTCTTCCACCTACCACTGAAGCCCATCCTTTGGCTCCGAAGAACTTCAATTCTCCTTTATCAAGCCATAGACTTTGGGGACTTGGTGCTTTAATATCTTCTACAATATCTCTGAATCTTCTCATTTATCTGATTTTTGAGTTGTTTTATTTATCTGCTTTTCTTTAAGTTTTGCATCAGACCTTGCCTTATCCTTATCAAACTCTAGCCTCTCTCTATCAAGCTTGATTCTTTCGTCAAATTGTCTTATTGACTCCATTAGCTTGTCCTTAGCCTCTTGTGAATATTCAGGTTCTATTATGCCATCATCTTCACCATTCTTGCTATAAGCTTGCATCTGTGCAATAAGAATCTTTGTCTCATTATCTCTTTGGTTAAGGACATTTTCCTGTTGCATTTTAGCCTGTTCCATCTGAGCCTTCTGTTCTATCTCCTGTTGCTGTACCTGCAATTGCTGTTGCTGAGCTTGAGCCTGTCTTTCTTGAATACTTCTTTCATCCTTTTCAACAAGTCTCTGCTTTTCAGCAAGTGAAGATGAACTGAATAACTTCATAATAGTTGAGAATGATAGAGTCTGGTTCTGCAATGCTGCCTGAGCTAAAGTATCAAGTTTTGAGTTTAATTCTTGAACACCATTGCTATTATCCACTACAAGACCATAATCAGCTTCTGCAAATTCATCACCATCTATCTCCATAACTCTCATTGAATTATCAGACAAGATATATTGGAACTTCTTGCTTCTGCCTCTTAATGCTATCTTAGCTGTTTCAAGCAAACACTCTAATGCCCTCTTCCTGACATCCTCATGTACTACAAATAGCCACTCTGTAATATGAGAAGATTGCATCATGCTTCTCTCTACTCCACCTACTGTCTCTCTATTACTTACCTGACCTTCTCTTTGCTTGGTAATGCCAGCAACTTCTGCCATTTCCATCTTGATAAACTCAAGAAGATTAATGTATTGCTGTATCTGATTACCATCAGAAGCTGTAATTACACCAGTAGAAGCATTGTTTAATGCACCTGCAAGTTTACCTGTAGCTGCACCTACATTACCTTCATTGAAGCTATCTTCTACTGCAAGACCCATAGTCTTTGCATAGTATAACCATTTCTCTACATCCCATCCCTTAGGTTTCTTGGCAAAATCTAATCTCACCAATGAACCCCAGTTTCTTGCTATCAGCTTATTTAATCTATCATGTATTGCATCATACAAATAGTTATATGGCTTCATCATATCCACCAAGCTGAATGGTCTGTTGTCATTAAGGTTATAAATAGAGCCTACAATTCCAAAGTGACATCTTGAAGGGTTACTCAGTCTGTTGTACTGAACTACTCTTGGTCTCATATTGACATAAATGTCTGTACCAATCTTAGTTCCTTCCCATGCTTCATTGATGTAGAATATCTGCTCTTCTTCTCCAGCATCCTTATCTATTACATAAGTCTCTGGGTAGAAGTTGAATACTTCTTCACCTGTTTGAGGGTCATAACTTCTTACCTTCTTAATCTTTCTTCTTGACTTCCAATATACTCTAAGTACTCTCAAGTTTCCTGCAACATCATAAGGAAGAAGGGAGTTATTAACTCCATCATATCCTCCTAATGGGTCCCAAAAGAATCCTTCTGTACTTATTTCATCTCCTATCATGTGGTTATTGACAAAGCCATATCTCTCATCAATGTTGTCCATAGAGTCTGTAGCAGCTTGACCTACATGGTCAGGCATTTTCTCTATATACTCCATGTCTTTCTTTGTCAATACATCATAGTAAGTATCAATAACCTTGCCCGGACTCCAATAATCTTCGAGGATTATCATATCTGCATCCTCAATCTTATTGCTATATCCTGACTTAAAGATTCTTACTTTGAGCGGATTCAATCTTTCAATAGTAGGTTCACCTCCTACAATATCACATTGATAAATCTCTTCACCAACTGCCATTGCATCCATGAAGCCTTGGTTGAACATTAGAGGGATATTCAATTCCTTTACGTAATGGTTTAATAGGGCATTTGCCCTTATTTCCCTCATATCCTGCCACTCATAGCTGTAATAGTCATTTATCTTTTCAAGCTCTTGATTAGCCTCTTCTTCTGACTGAGAAGTATTAGATACCCATTCTTGTAGCTTCTGTAGTAATTCTTGCTTCTTGTTATTCTCTATCTCTGTAATAGCATTGGGATTAGTAACTACTACCTTGAAGTCAAAGACTCTCTTGCTTTCCTCACCTCTAAGCACATTCAACTTACTATTCATAATAGGATAGTGTTGAATCCTATCAGGTATGAAACCTGCCTGTAGCTTTTCAGGATTCAGTATCATCTCAAGGTCACTCATGTGTAGTTTACCATTGAGCAAGTCATAGTTAATTTTCTTATGTATTACAGATTTTCTAACTAAGCTATAATTGAAGAAGGTCTTACTGTCTGCCCAATCCAAGTGCTTCTTCCTCCAAGCTTTATTTTTCTTACTGAAGGGAAGTTGCTGTGGAGGCAAATTTATCATTTCATATCCCATTATACTTCAATTTAATTACTGTGCAAAGGTAAGTAAAATCCTTTACCTATGCAAGTATATAAGTAATTTATTAACCATCAGTCTCCATTTTTACTAAATTTACTGCCTAAACCTAAAGTCATAGTTCCTATTGAAGAATGGGTCATTACCATCATAGCTATTATTAGCCCTCTCCTGCTTTTCCTTACTAACATCTCCTTGGTATCTTATCATTCTATCTTCTCTTAGAAGCATCAGCATACCCATAGCAGATATTCTATCGAAGTTACCCTCAGAGTTGTAATTAATAAGCTCTTTCAGCAGTGCTCTGTTCCTTACAGTAAATAGTCTTGGAACCATTACCTCTTTCTCTTCTCCATCAATAGTTTGCATAATAGGAACTGGAGCTAATAGCCAGCTTCTCAATCTACTCCTTGCATAAGCATTAATGGCAGGAGAGGCATTAGTACCTTTTGACTTGTTACCATAGCCATCTTTCATCATCTGCTTTTCCTTTAAGAACTCAAGAACATCTGTAAGAAGATAGAGACTATTTCTTGTCGAGAAGTGAGAGAATAGACCTTTTTTATTGTACTCATAGTTCAGCCTGCCATTGTAGAATAGACAAAGCTTTCTACAAATCTCATAGTAATCATCAGCAAAAGGAGGTCTTCCAGTGTATTCAGCTACTATCCTATCTGTCCATAAATCCAGTACAAATATAGAACCTAAAGACATAGTATTTGATTCATCATCATCATAAGGGTCAGCACCTAATATATACCTATCATTGTATGGCTTGCCTGTATTCCTATCAATCTCAGGTAACTGATATATTTCAATAGCACCCTCTATCTTATTATCCTTATGCGGGAAATCCCTAATAGGTGTAGCAGAGGTAGGTTTGTACTTTATTTGACCATCTTTATTGAATACCAAATCACCTACATATACATCATCATACTCTGTAGGATTAGCATCCAATTGACCTATTCTTTCAGTCAAGTCAGCTACAGGGAACATATTTACACCTGTCTTAACAATAGCTTCAGCAGGAGTAATAGGAACCTCAGCAATAGTCTTAATAATAGTATTAGGGTCAGTAGAATTGTACTTTACCCTATACCTATTCATAAGAATTTCAATTAGAGCCTTAATTACATCAGATACACCATTCTCATTATAACATCCTTTTCTATTTACATAGCCAGGAAAGAAGAATACAAAGTAAGGTTTACCTTGGTTGTACTTATCAAATACATTAGGTAAAGCATACATATTATAACCTTTAGGGTTATACATGATTTCCTGAGCACCAGCAAAGTCTGATTCATTATCACCAGCAGTACCTAACATATAGATTTGCCCAAAGACAATATCACCTTCCTGTACTGAAGGTAAAAGCACATTATACAAATCAACTAATCTTGGGAATGTACCAAACTCTTCAATAAGAATCTTAGCAGCTCTCTTACCTCTCAACTTAGACTCATCATCCTTAGATGATACTCCAAGTACTGTATTCTGAGTACCTCTTTCAATATCCAACTCTACATCCTTATACCCCATTATCCATGTCATTTCCTGCAAAGAGTTCTTTAATCTCTTTCTTGGAAACTGGGTATTAGTTGCACAGAAGTTAGCCATATCTACAAACTTGTTAAGGACACCATCCTTAGTAAGATACTCCTTCTGATAGGCAGTTACTATACCCTTTACCTTCTCATGTGCTTCCTCATTCTCACCTACCACAAAGATATGGTTAAGTATAGATGCAAGACTATATGACTTACCTTTACCTCTGGAAGCAAGCTCAGCCATGTGCTGACCTCCCTCAAAGTTATTATACAAGCCACCATTTGATGCTTGGTCTAAGCAATGGAATCTCCAATAGATACCTTCCCAACATTCAGGCAATGCCTCCACTCTATCAGCTCTTTTGGACTTTCTCTTCTTACCATTCTTATCCTTATACTCTCTAATCTTAGAGAGCATCATGGGAGAGTAGTTAAGGAACCAATACATATATCCTGTAACCCACTCTCCATCACTTTCTCTCACATAACCATCCCAGATTCTTCTTCTTTCCTCTCTTACCCACTTGCCATATTCACTATTAGGATTGGCATTAGGTCTAAGGTTGGTAAATGTACCATACTTTTCATAATGTATGGCAGATGGTCTGAAGTAATCCATATTCTCTAATATGTGAGGATTAGCCAAGTCTACAATGATTCTACCTCTATCATCTCTTGGTCTATCCTTAGCATATTCTCTTGTAGGACTTATCAATCTCTTGACAAACTCTACATTATTTATAATATCAAATAACTGGTCCTGAACTTCCTGAGGAAGGCTATTAACCAATTCCTCAGTTAGCTCAGTTTGATATTTATTCATTGGTATTTTCTGAAACTCCATTATATTCTCCCTTTATAACTGCTTCATAAAAATCAGAGCCTATCCAATTGAATATTAGTGTACTCAACATGATATTCATCACTCTTAACATATTCTCTTCCTGACCATCAGGAACCTTAGCAGTATGTTGCACTGTTATCACTCTGTAAGATTTACCTCTCTTAGTAAACCAGAGAGTGTACCTGTAAATCTTATAAACCTTGAATGAGGAATGAGGCATGATTTCTTTCTGTAATACCATGTGCCCCACATTCTCAATTCCTCTCTCATTTCTCCTTGTCTCAATATGTTTATTAAGACCTTCTATAATATCTTCTGCTTTCATAGTTACAATGCTAAGTCATCCTCAAATACAGTCTTTTCTCCCTGTCCTCTCATCTTACCTGAACTTCTCATTTCAGAGTTAAGTGCTTTCTCAGCCTCATCCAAATCTCTAATGAGAGGTGTAATTTGTTTCACAATGGCTGTAATCTCCTTGAACTCCTTAACCTCAAGACTGTCAAAATCCAACTCCCTTAGTTTTGCCCTAAACTTATTAACCATAAACCTCGTGTCTTCAAGGAGTAATGCAGAGATTGGCTTAAATGATTTATAAAATTCCATTGCTTCTGTTACTATCCTGTCTGGTTCCCATTTAGGAGGTAATCCCTCTCCCTCTTTAATAGCTTCCATTCTCTCCTTGTCATCTACAAGGTATTGATAGTCACTTCTTGGGTCACAGAAGAAGTATATGAAGCCAAGTTCCATAATAGCCTTATCCTTATTAACAGTCTTATCTCTTTGCCATATCTGTCTAAATGGTTTAAGAGCAAAGGCTTCCTCAGATATTACTATCTTGTAACCCTCATATTTGAATAATTTTATCATAACTTTTTTTTCAAAAAAAAAAGCAGTAGTTTTCACTACTGCTTTTCTATATATGAAGCCAACTTTAGTATGACTTCTTTGCTGTCTCCCAGATAGCCAAGAGCTGAATTACATCTTGAGCATAATACTCCTCTAACCTTTCCTGTAATATGGTTATGGTCTATACATAGGTTCTTTGTACTTCCACATACTTCACAAGCTTTTGGTAAAGCTTCATATTCTTCTTCAGTTAAATTATAATTATACTTAATCTGTGAGAGTCTAATTTTAGACTTATTTCTTTCAGCCCATTCTTTAGAGTAGTTTGGATGTTCTCTTCTCCACTTGTCTCTATAAGATTTGACTTTTGTTTTATTCTTATCTCTCCATTCTTTATGGATACTTTTTAATGTATCCTTATTCACATTATTGTAATTTCTACTGTAAGCATTTTTACAATCTTTGCACTTAGAATCAGAATACTTACGGATGTTGCCATTCTTATCTTTATAACTTCTAATGTAGAAGTTATCTATAGGCAAAGTTCTATTACAGCAAGAACAAGTCTTAAACAATAAGCTTTTTGTCTGGCACATATACTTGTGGCTGAGTATCTGGAATCTCTTCCCATTCTTCAATAATGAAGTCAATATCCCTATCCTGTAGCAATAGACACTGCTTTCCATCCATCTCAACAACATCAAAATTGTAAGTAGTAACAGGATTGTCAGTTACAATTCCATCTTTAAGAGTGCCTGCCTGATGTTTTCTTACTGCAAACCTTGTAGGGTTTACACACACTATATCACCTACCTTTATATCTCTTACTGAACTACCTACTGCAAGCACAGTTTGATATTCTTTTAATCCACCCTGCTGCTTAGTAGTATCAATTAGACCACCTCTTGTAGTTACATCATGTTCATACTTATCCATTGTAGTGATAAGTGCAGTGAACATTGGCTTTATTTTCTTAACCTCCAACATACTCAATAACTTTTATACCATATTCTACAGCACAAGAGTGCTCAATCTTACAACCTCTATATTTGTCCCAGTCTTTAGCAAAATATGCAGCATCTGCCACAGATAATAGCTCAATTGATTTACCCAAGAACCACAGAGGTCTTGCATCTACTGGTGCATCTTTGAAGAAGCTATCAATCACTTCTACATCATCATTGAGTACTGCCTTAGCCTCTTCCACAGCTTTGGCTTTTTCAGCTTCTATTTCTTCATTTGTCTTACCCTTCATGGGCTGACTAATAAACAATTTCTTCATTTCTTCTCCCTTATATGTTTAATAAACTTGAATCTCTTTTTCATACCTAACATCCTATCATAAGTGCAAGTCAGTTTACCCAGTGATGGAATGTTGAAATTTGTTCTTAACTTAGCAAAATCCTCTTCATTAAGATTCTCCTTTAATGGCAAGGACTGTATGGATTGGTTAATAAATAACCAAAATGCCTTATATGTTTTATCTACCACTTCTTTAGGTAAATTCAACTCTTCAGAAACCTTACCAATTATATCAGGATAATTCATTTCAATTCAAAAAGTAACAATAGTTGGAAAGTGCCAGTCTCTTCATCAATGTTGGGAATAAACCTTGAATTAATCTTACCATCAATGATAACTTTATTCTTCCTTAGCTTGCCCATAATTACCTGAAAGTGTGGGAGAGTGATATTACACTCTTCCCTTACTTTCTTCTTTGTATCTTCACTCATTGTAACCTTATCAAGTATCTCATTATCCTTGATAACTTTACTGAGTTCATATCTTTGCTTGACAAAGGATGTAATTACATCAATCTCTCTATCAGTTAGCTTATGAAAAGGCCCTAAAAATTCAAACCAATATCTAAAGAATTTACCATTTAATGAAGTGGGGATTCTAACTATGTTGTTAGCCTTCTTCATCATGTATCTTACTCTTCAGTTTTAATATCTGGTGTTTCCTCTTCCTTATTATCTTCCTCAACCTCTTCAGGAACTGTCATAAGCTCCTCAATCTCAGCAATACACTTCTCAAGGAAGTCTTGCTTAAACATATGTCCATTCTCTACTACCTTAAACAAGTAGTCAAGTCTCTTGAACATGTTACCCATATTAGCAGCTTGCAGCTTCATATATAACTGCTTAGCCTGCTCACTAAGCTGATGAGCTATGTTCTCTAACTGCTCATAAGACATCTTTTCAGGTCTCTCTGTTTCCTTTGTTGCTGGTTGCATCTCTACAACCTTTCCCTTCTGCTCTTCCATTTTAATTTGTAATTAAGTTGTTAATACTCTTCAAGGAATTTATGTCCATATCTATTCTTGTATAGAGTCTCCCACTCTTCTATTGAACATTCTCCTATATCAGTGGAGCCACACTCATCACAGTAATCTGAATCCTCCATTCTCGGAATGTTCCTAATATTCAATGATAGACAATGCTTGCAGTATAATACTGGCACTTCATTGTAATCATTAGGCTGATTTTCTGTGTTTAAGTTGCTCATAAATCATCTTCTTTCTTTCATTAATAGTCCTACTGTGATGTCCCTTTCTCTTACAAGTATTAGCCTTGTTATTGAAAGGTCTCTTAGGGAAGATAATACCATCAAGAGATACATGACATCTTCTGATTGCTCTCCTTACAGACTTGAACTTGCTTACTGCTTCATAAGTTCTTAGGTGAAGAATACCTTTTCCATAGAAATCTCCCACAATATCTACTCTATTCTTCTCCATATAATCCTTGAACTCCTCTTCACTCATCAAGGGTCTCTCTATTGTCTTCTGCTCTTCCATTTCCATAATGTTTTTATCTAAAGTAGATTAATACAAACTGACCATTTTCTTTAAGTAGAGAAACTATATCCTCTCTCTTAATTCCTTCCTCATTGGCTGACCTTACAATACCTCTGATTGTAGTATCAGTTAATGCAGTCATAACTTGATGAACCTCTGAACCATTGGTCTTTTTGGTCCTTGTCATCTTTGCCTTTTCTATCTCTTCCATATTATCTAAATTAGTTGCGGAGGGTGGACTCGAACCACCAACACAGTATTACTGCTTCTCAAGGTTATGAGCCTTGCATGTTTCCATTACACTACCCCACGATGTATATTTGAGCAGATAGTGGGAATCGAACCCACACATTAACATTGGAAGTGTTACATACTAACCTTTATACTATACCTGCATTTGAGTAGATAATCAGATTTTAAGTCTGTTGTGTCTACCATTCCACCATGAGAGCATCTCTTGTCAATAAGGTCTTATATCACATAAGTGGAATAAGTAGTCATACTTATTGATATTCTGAATAAAGGTCTCACACTCAGATGCTATACCTTTATAAACAGTCTCTTGAGGAATCTTATCATAAAATGCAATAGTAGCAGACTTAACTTCACTAATAAAGTCAAAAGCATTCAGTGCATCACTTGGAGTTCCCTTGATAGCATTAGGTTGCATTTTACCAAGTATTCCCATATATCCTTCTGCAAGACCATCCTGATAGTCTGACAATATATCAAGGAACTCATCAAGATATACATGGATATTCTTCTTAGGTGCTGCCCAATGCAAGTTCTTACACTTAGTCTTCCAACCTTCAAGTTGATTTAAGAAGTTAATAAAGAACTGAGAACCAGATACTTCTGTACTTCTACTTGATTCCATTGGAGTAAATAGGCTATCTTCTTCAAACATATTCTCTTATTTTGATGGTGCAAAGTTAAGCAAAATAATTGGAGCTACCAAATATTTTCCTAACTATTTTCAAATTATTTTTAGTACCCTCTAAGAGACTCGAACTCTTACACTACTATTACTTCATACTGGAGCCTAAATCCAGCGTGTCTACCAAATTCCACCAAGAGGGCATTATAAGTACTCCTGAAGAGATTTGAACTCTTACTCTTTTTCAAGCTCTTGCTTTTGAGGCAAGTGTGTCTACCAATTCCACCACAGGAGTATATAGTGGGTACTCAAGGAATAGAACTTTGTTCTAAGGATTTTCAGTCCTCCGCAATGTAACCATACCTGCCCAGCACCCATAAGACTTATTTGTGTCTCTACCCACATCACCTTCCATAAGTCAAGGACAAAGATTTCTATTGAAGTGGGAGTAAAAGGACTCGAACCTATTGTGTTTCTAATGTGCCAGATTTACAGTCTGGTGCCCATCCGCCATCTGAGCAGTACTCCCATATATATATTTATTACTCACTCCAACATCAAAGGAACTATATTCCAATTGGAATAGTTCCTGTAGGTGTCCAAGCATAAGTCTTAGCAGCTTGTCTAAAGTATGCCTTAGCACCTTTCTTAATTAATGAAATAACCTTTTTCATAACAATTAAAAATTTGGAGTTAATAATGTGTTATGTTCCCCCATAAGGAGTCGAACCTACACACAGATACTTTCACCTGTAGTCATCTTTTATAGAACCCTTGGTATCCCAATTCCACTATTATTTATCACTATCCTATTAGTACTGGCAGAGGGGCTTGAACCCACATGCAACCTATTACCCTTTCTACTGTGTATAAGACAGAGGGGATATGCCAGTATATTGGGGTGTTAGATGGGATTTGAACCCATGCCATAAGGAGCCACAATCCTCTGCTCTACCTGACTGAGCTACTAACACAGTGCTGACGGAAAGACTCGAACTTTCAACTACTGCCTTATGAGAGCAGCCTTCTACCATTGAAGTACATCAACTAATACTCTTCTTGACCAATGTTGGGATGGTGAGAATTGAACTCACCTGTAACCAACTACTCTTTCAACTGCTTATCAGACAGAGGAGATACATCCCAATATAGCTGAGAAGGTAGGAATTGAACCCACAACTGCTGGTTTTGGAGACCAGTGTTCTACCAATTGAACTACTTCCCAATTACTTAGTTGCAGGTAGTGGATTTGCACCACTGGTCTCCCCATTATGAGTGGGGCAAGATTACTACTTCTCCAACCTGCTAAAACATCAAATCATTGATTACTTCTCCTTATTGCACTCAGAGAACTTTCAGAAATGACGGCATCAAGTATTGCAAGCTACTTGACTGAACTTCTTGCAAAAGTTCTTGCGGGGAAGGTAGGACTCGAACCTACTCTCTTCTGATTAACAGTCAGTAGCTTGTACCATATAAGCTCCATCCCCATATGTTGCTCCTATTAGAATCGAACTAATGACCTTTTCCTTGTAAGGGAACTATTCTAAACCACTGAACTAAGGAGCATTGATAGGGTAGTTTCTTTAACCTCTAACTACCCAAAAGAGGGTCCAAGCAAAAGCTCAACATTATGAAAACATGAAAACATAGTGTGGAGAATGAGGGACTTGAACCCTGAACTCCTCCTTGCAAGGGAGGTGTGTTAGCCAATTACACCACAAACCCCATTAGTATAGTAGACAGGACTCGAACCTGCATCCACTGCATCCCAAATGCAGTGCCCCACCAATTAGGCTACTACTATATATTGCGGAGAGATGAGGTCCCGACCCCCAAGCATTTTACTGCTCCCATTGTTTTCAAGACAAGTCCCAGTCCCACTGAGTTACCTCTCCATTTGCCTACCTACCTCTGTAGGATAGGACTTTAGTAGATTAAAGGTGGATTAGCAGGATGTGGGAGAATTGAACTCCAATCTCCTGATTGACAGTCAGGCACATTAACCACTATGCTACACACCCTAAATTGTAGAGCTATTGGGAATTGAACCCAAATTTCTGCCTTGAGAGGGCAGTTACCTAACCATTAGTAGACAGCTCCATTTATTTGTATCGGGTATGGGACTTGAACCCATAATCTCCACATTGAAAGTGTGGTGACTTAACCACTTCATCTAACCCAACATTTAGTACCCTCTATAGGAATCGAACCTATATTCTAAGTTTAGAAGACTCATGTACTATCCATTGTACTAAGAGGGCATCTTCTCTATTACTATTGTTACCCCAATAAGACTCGAACTTATGTTACAGGAGCCAAAATCCCGTGTAATAACCAATTATACTATGGGGCAATAAAAAAGGAATGTTACCTTAAAACAACTGGTTAAAGTAACATTCCTAATAAATGGAAATTTCCTAAAACCAATTTTCCTTAATTGCACTGCAAAGTGTAAGCAAAATATTTGAATTGTGCAAGCTTTTCTCCAATTATTTTCAATTCAAGTATCATTTTCTTGTCTTGAAGGAGTAAAGTTAGGCTTGATTTCAGGTCTTATCTATATTCTTTCAAGTAATTCCTACTAACTTGTTAGCCCAAGATTCAGTATAAAAACTGTAGTAGTTCCATTTAATTCCTATCTTACTACACAGGTAATGTACTATGTTATGTAGTAGTGATGGGATTCCTATTACTATCAAATATAGTGGACCCAATATATCAGATTGCTTACTATGACCACATTCATGTTGAATGGACTTTTGTGATGACATAGGATTCACAAAGAGATAATCTCCTAAAGATATGGCTGAAGGTAGAGTAATATTCACTATAATAGTGTTACCATCTGCCTTACCTTCTCTATATGCAGCTTGACACAATACACCCTCTATACATAGAGCAAGTATATTCTATGTAAACTGCCATAATCATTTAATAGAATCCTTAATGTAATTACCTATCTTCTTCATTATTGGATATAGTAATATCCCTGAAGCTTTGTTATGGCTTCATAAGAGTTATTTCTAATCTCCTTTTTAACTACTAACTTCATTAGACCCGTTCTTGATTATACCCCTATAGCATGATTCCCTGTGCCTTTTCTCAGGTGGATGTGCTCATGCAATCTAATTTATATAGTAGCAATTTTTAGTAGTATTGGGGACAACCTCCTCTCTATGTAAGTGTGAGAGTACTAACCCAACTTCTGACCCATTACTTTTTAACCTCATGGGTGAGAGGTTAATCCACCATTAACCTCTACTAGGATGCAAAGGTAGATAAAAGTTTTGATATATGCAAATATATAAATGAAAAATTTATAGGAAAAATAATTTTCTCTTTTTTTTTCTGCCTTTCCCACCTTTCTAATTAGTATAGGGGTGATTTTGACCCCCCCCTATTCCCCTATCCACTTTCTAATTTTTTTTTTCTAATTTTTTTTTCTGTGATATTTTTATGAGTGGTAGTTACACCAACCACACCCTCCCCATCACTTAGCCCAAGGGGGTCCTACCCCCGTAGCTAAAACAATTTTATTATTAACAAATTAACATTTTACCATTATGGAAAAGAATCTTATTTTCAATGACACTCTGACAGTTGAACAGTTCAAGGCAGCAATGAATATATCACACATTGATGTGAAGAAGAATCCTAAGACAGGCAAGCTCTTCTTCACCTATGGTGCAAAGACAGGTGCAGTTGCAGTCAAAGGCATTCCACAGCATCCTATGCTGAGCAATGTCACTGGCTCTGATGGTATCTCATTCTGGCTTCTTCATGAGGAAGGTCAGGGAGGTGCACCTATATTGGCAAGCTTCTAAGGGATTGCAGGCTTTATGCCTGCTTTCCTTTTTATTTCCTCTAAGCATTAATAGTGTTTAATCCTTTGAACATTAATAGTATTTGTGTGTAAAAGTTATATGAGTAAGCATTAATATGCTCTTAGTATAACTCCAAGATATGTTACACATTATATTATATGTAATAGGATTTAA